CCAATAAGATTATTTAATTTGGTATTGTTGAATACCTCTTGAGCGTTGGAGTATGCTGATAACACTACTAGATCAACCGACTTGCCGCCCTGTAGCTTCTTGGCTATAACATTATGTCGGATTGGTCTGTTTATCGTAACGGCAGACTCTGTAAAATTATTTAAGATTGCCTGTTTTGTACTTGTGTTATTGTTGCCAGTTTCAGTGGTAAAAGATAGCTGACTGATTGTGTTTGTTTTCTTGTGCGCTCTCACAATAGGATGCTGACCGCCTCTAATTTGTTTCCAAGAAGGCCATCCGTAGGGGCCTTGGCGGTGATGAATCAGCGAATTGAGGTATCCCCCCTCTGCGCCAGGATAAGCGGTGGCTGTTGACAAGAGCCATCTTCTAACAAAGCCACCTTCTTGTACCACGTTATCGTTTGTTATCGGGTCATTGCCAGGAGGTCCAGCGTTAATATAAGAAAATACAGTAAATGTGCTCGGATATCCTAAGCCGTTTTCAGTTTGAGATGTGGGTTCATATATGTTAGAGTTAATTCCAACAAAATCATTAACAACAAAATCTCTTAGTTGGGCTGTTGTGGTGCCGTATACGAATTGCCCATCGATTGGGACTGGGCCTGTTCTTCCGCTGAGTGTGGTGCTTCCTAGTTCACCTGCGGCAAGTGTAACTAGCTCATCGTATCCAAATGATGAGCTTGGTGCCATATCTGGCTCATACGGTAAATAACCAAAAAGACCCATACCACCTACTTGATGAAAGAAGCCGGTGACTTTTTTGCCTAATCCTGCAAGGGAAGCTGAAATCCAAGAATAATTTGCATCACTCTGTGGAATCATATGCGTTATAAATCCATTGTCAAAAACGGAGGATGTAACGTCTGAACCGTGACCAGTTGGCTTTTCAATGCGGTATTTTGTGTTCTTGCTTATGTGATGAAAAGAAGCTGTTGGCGAGGCATAGACAGCATCATACTTGGCATTATCAGTTGCGTGATGCTTCATCCACAAGTTTAAATTATTTCTTACAATCAGATTACGGTAAGGCAGCGCGTTGTATACTGAGAAGGTTTCACTTTCAGTATCCAAGAATCCGCGACCTAATGTCTCAGGGCCGCCTGGTGCAGAGAATCTTTCTGCAAATACAGTTTGATTTTTCTCTCCATCTTCAAGCCTGTTTCGACCTGGTAATCTGAAGTCCACCGAAGAGGACAGCGCTGTTGATTCGGTTGTGGAGACATTTACGCCGCCAGTACCATCAGATCCTGAGCGGAACCACAAATTATTGACACTTCGCCCCATCGTTTGGAAGTATTCATAACGCTGTGAGTAGTTACCCATCTTCGTGGGTGACGAAGTGGTCATCTCAATATTTCTAATATTAAGGGGGCGCTTTGCGAAAGGCTCTCTAAAATAATTTGCTCGTGGGCGTTGATGGCCCATATCGTTTACAATGTCGTTTCCTATTACATCGAATCTGGATGAGCCGGGTAATAAGAAGAAGCCTTCGGGGCGTGTGAGATAGCCGTCAAGGTTATTTGTATTGGAAGAGCCTGTTTTGCTCTGGGCATTTCGATAATTTAAATCAATGTGTCGGTGCTGTGCTCCACCCACATACTTCTCAGTAAACGGACCCTGCATTGGAGCAGGCTTGTTTTCGTAAGTGTCTTGATGGAGATTGTTGATTTGAAGGCTGCTTTGCAAGCTAGTGTTAAGTAGCGCTTGGTAGCCACCAACGACGGAGCCAGTGTAAAGACTGAAAGGCATTAACAACGAGCCTTTAGCTGTCAGGTAGCCGCTTTCGTTAGGATTGCCAGAGAAGTCGCCCCTGGTCTTAGCTGTGTAGTGGACTTTTTCTTTCTTTAACTGTGGCGGCATCAATTCGTCCGTGCAGCCTTCAGGTTGGCTGATGTCGCTTGGCGTGACAGTAATCGAACCACTATGACCGAACGCAGTTAAAGGTTTCTGATAATGCTTCTTTTGATTCTCGTATTTCTTTCCGTACTTCTTGGTAGTGTTAAGGTCATCAGCAACCAACTTGTATGGCCTGCTCAAGGCCCTCTTAGCGTAAGCGGAGCCGCTTATTTCTGTTGTTATAATGGTCGTTAGGGATTGTTGATCGGCTTGTACAGTGTTATTGCTAGAAGACAAGTTTGTATTTGTTCTTTCTGCCCTGTCTTTCCACCAAAGGCAATTGACATTTGTGTCTTGGACAATTCGACATAGGCCGTCGCCTGGAGCGTCAGTTGAACGAGTGGGCTTCTTGATCACAGCGGGGCTGTGAGCACCAACACCTGTAGCGAGGAGACCGTTGCCACTAGAGTCTTGTTGATAAACAACCCAATTATCACTTGCGCTGCCAGAAATACCCACAGATAAATCCCCCATACGCCAATAAGCTACAAGGGCATCATATCCTGATAAATTTCTTACATCCCTCGGGCAACCACTATTATAGATTCCAGTAACTTGGGTAGCCGATAGAATACGGTCTTTATATACAGCAAATTCATCGACGAAGCCGTCCCAACCCGCAAGTCCGTTAATAACAGAATTGGTAGGTTTACTAGAAATTCTGAACCTTGTTGCAGTGTTGTGCATAGCTGTATACCCGCCGCCAGTGACAGTCCCAGCAACTTCTGAGCCGTTGATGTACATCTTGATTCCAGAAGCCCCAGAGCCATTATATGTAATTATAATGTGAGTCCACTTGTCAATATAAGTGGCCGGTGCAAATGGGAACAGTTTGCCAGCACTTCCGGCGTCGTCGTCTTCCAAGTAAACTTGTATTTTACTTAGTGAGTGGTCAAAATAAACTTTATATTCGTCATTTGTACCGTCGCCTTTAGAAAATATATACTGATCTGAACTAACTGCGGAGTTCAATTTTGTCCAAAAACTGATTGAAAACGGAGTGTCACTTGTTCCGTTACCAAAAGTTAGTAAACTAGTGTCAGACACCATAAGCGACACATTTGATCCGCTAGTAAACAACACTGAGTTGGTGGACCAGGGTTCAACTATAGGAGCGTGACCAAACTTCCAGTTATAATTAAACTCGCCAGCGCCTTTAAGTGAAGCCTCTGGAATACTTTGTTTAGAGTCTATGGTTGGGAATTTGTTCCAATACTTATTTCTCTCCAAGACGTGGCTTTCAATAACAGTGTTAACATTAGTGTCAAAACGTGAAGAAGCAGGAACAAGGTTAGAAATCATCACCCCGATTGCATCATCGAACCATTTGTAATAATTAACAAATTTTTCAATGTCAGGAATATTTTCGACACGCTCGTAGAATAACTCTCGCAACTTGCCAAGGGCTTTATATTCTTGGCGGTATCTGTTTACCGGCTCACCTATTAAATTATTAAAATCTTTAACTGTTGAGAAGAATGCAAGCATCTCATCGGAGATGGCACGATACATACTTTTTTCTAAAGTATAATAATAATTTACCGGGCGAGAATCCGGCATAAACATCTTGTCTTCGACATCTGTAAGAACTTTGACATCATCGTCACTATTGACACTTTCAAAAGGCAATTGCTTTTGTGTTGGGATCCAGTCTACTTCAATGGCATCGTTGTTGGAAACTCCGAAACCGTAGCCCAAGCCAGAATGTTTTGCCTGAGAGATGTTGCCAGCCCAATCGTAACGTGTTTGTAAGCCAGTGGAACCAGAAGAAAAGTCAACTACGTCAAACTTGCCATTCTCATCAGAACCAGTAAGGTTGTCGAAACGCCAGTTCAAAGCAAGGTTTGCTATTTGCGGATAGCTAACGTTTTGCAAAGTTGAATTGAACAATGCTGTATTTCGATAAGGTGTCAGGCGGCCAAAGTTATTTGTGTCTTTAGCATGAGCTTGGATTTCTGGGTCTGTAATATAGTCAGTCCAAACCCTGAAAGATTTGACCCTTACGTCAGTAGGTTGAAGCACTGAAGAGGTAAAGTTAGTTCTGTGTGCTCCAACATAGGTTCTTTTAGGGGCAGATAAAAAGTTTGTAATGTTACCTTCTGAAACAGAGGCTGACACTGAGAATTCATAATTCTTCTGGCCTGCAATATAATTCACTCCATAAAATTCAACCCAATAAGGATTACTGGCCCAAGCATAAGAGCCAGAAGTTCCTGAAACTTCTTTGGCGTAAGGATATTTGTCGGACTTAACTCTGACTGCGAAGCTCCACTTAGAGTTGTCGTAAACATCTTTAAAAGTGCTTGTTGTCAACAGAGGCACCGGGCCTCCTGAAGTTCCCGTCAAAACAAAGGCCGCGTCCTTGGACATATAATCATCACGGACGGCATATACTTGGAAGTTAGCATAGTCTCCTATTGTGCCATTGCCGGCCCAAGTAGTGTCACCAGGGAACTGCATCTTTGCCGTGTGCATACCAAACAAAGAAGAGGTGATGTAAGGGAACTCAAATTTATCGTAATTTCTTTGGCCTAGTTGTGGTTTGAGTGGGAATAAAACTTCTGATTCAAAAGTCCAAGCTAGCCCATTGGCTTCTTTAACTCCAGTTCCAGATCCACTAATAAAGGAAACAGAGTCGGCGTCGTTTGAAGCGGACATCTGAAATATAACACCGCTGCGGTTTTCGACTCGGCCAAAGTCAGCGAGGCGAGAATATTGGTTAGTTGTTAAAACATTGTCTCTAATGTCGTATGTAATATTATCAGCGTAAGTGTTAATGCTGATAATATCTTCATTAATTCCAAGACAATGTAGTAAGTTTCTGAAAGCTGTCGATGTACCTTTGAGCCTGTTGATCTCGTTTAGGTTATTGTATATGTTACTGTACAATAAGTTTTTGATATCACTTACTTTTTTAGCATAAGTGATGTCTTCGTTTTTCTCACCGATTTGTTCAATCATCGTAGCAGCAGTAAAAAGTTCATCATATTTGAAGCCATAATTACGCAGCAAACGGCTCGCAAAAGGAAGCGGTTTGTTGCTTCCACTGTTATAACTCTTGTCTTTTATTTTAGGCAAATATTCAATGTAAGAAGTCAACTCATCAAAGTAAGAAGACAATATATGTGTCAAGTCCGATAATAGAGGATTTCCGGTAACTTCTTCGTCTTCAAAGATCCAAGAAGGAATCATATTATTCAAGCGAGCCGTGTTATTGGCGTCGTGAACACTTCCAGATTTTTCATAAGATTCTTTAGCTGCAATAACCAGCGGATTTGTGGCATATATGATTGGGTCCTTAGTCTCTCGATATCCTGCTGAAACAATTGCAGATCCGGTATTACGAGAATCCGACGAATAACCAACCCAAGTACCGTTAGACATTCGGCCTGAATAGTCTAGAACTTTTTTATCGCTGTTAGTTGCACCGACAATACCTTCATTAAACTTGAAATAAACACCTAGATCAGTATTGGCTGTATCCGTGTTAGTACCGCCGTTAACTTGCGAAAACCAATTAAGGCCAATTTGTTTTGGGTTTCTTTTTGTTTTCCAATAACGAAACTCATCAACAGAACCCGAAAGCTTTCCCCATCCAGCCCAAGTAGGCGTACCTGGGAAACTGTGAGTTCCTGAAACTTCTGTAACCAAACCGCCGACATTGGCTTTCATCGAACCAGTGACAGTTCCAAGCGAAGAGCCAGTCGTAAGTGTCTGAAGTAATTCACCATTTTTGTACAGTTCAACATCGACATTCGAGCCGTTATTTTTGAAAGTAAAAGCCCAGTGAGCCCAATCTCCCGTGTTGACAGTCAAGGCTGTTAGCGTGTTACCAATTGGCGCTCGTTGAAATCCGCTGGTTCCAGACAATGCCGTAACCAAGAAAGGATTATTCGTTCCTGCTGCGCCGGTCATTTCAATTCTTAAGCGTCCATAATCAGCCCTTTGTGCGCCCGCTACCGAGGAAGTGGCCTGGTTCCACATATCAAAAATAACTTCTTTGTCAGAACCGGAAAGAAAAGGTTTATTGAGCCAAAATTCTACCGTCACACCGTCGTTTGATAAGTCAAATTTTAAGTTGTTGTTTCTGTTTTGAGTGACGTTGTAGACATTGGCATTGCCGCCTTCGCTCGGAAAGATTTTATCGAGGGCTGTATTGTTGCGATCTTTGTGTGGCCCACCATAAAAATTAATATATTCTTTAGTGCTCGGATTTCCGTATCCATCAGTTGATACTTGGGTGGTAGCAATGCTTGATGGTGAAAACATACCATAGCCTGTGGTGCGGGGGTATATGTTTTCAAATACCCAGTTCTCTAAATTAGATGCACTGTTGTGCCACTGAATCTTTTCGAAAGATGATCCATCATACGGGTATTCATCATAAATATATTCAAAACTATCCGTGTAATATTTTTTTGCTGATCCAAATTTTGCAAAAGCGGAAGGATCATAATAGTCTACGGGAGGCCTTACTGTCTCCTGCTCTTGAATAAAAGCCGAAACTTGCTTTTGCGATTCAATTTCAGACGCAGATATGAATGTAGAAAAACTAGCATTAGCTAGTTTCTGCACTTTTTTGCCTGGTTTGTTAAATAAATCGCTAATGGACATGATTATTTCTCTATTCTAAACTTAAACAACTCGGGTTGTTCAACATATTCGCCGCCAATATTGTAAGCCAAGGTAATTCCATACATTGCATCGGCTTTCAGAAGGGACAGGTCAAGCTCAAAATAATTTCCAGACACATCATAAGACAATCGCGTAAAATCTAAATTTGAACTTCCTGTTCCATATTGAACTGCTTCAGTATGGTCTGAAACTCTGAATACTCGATAATAAGCGTCTTCAATGATTTTTGTTTCAATATTCTCTGTAGCTTTTAGGTATACGTTAGGGGACCAGTTCTGATCTCGGACAAAGACCCTAAACTCAGGAACTTCGTTAGTATTGTAGGCGCTTTTTAGATTTGTAATTTTAGAAACATACTTTGGAGTTGAGACTATGGACGATGCGTATCGCGTAATAGGTCCGATAGCACCTGTGGCATATTGAATGTTAGAGGCTGCGCCTCCTGACCAGACATCAAAAATCTTGCTCAGTTTACCTGTTGCGGAGGCTGTCATACACACCGAAGCGCTGTAGATTCCTGTTGACACTAGTCCGCCTGTTACGTAAAACTTTTCTTCTTTCATCATTGAGCCGGTAGTAATAAGCAAATTTGTTCCACCAGGAGCGGAATTATCTGCTGAGCCTGAGAACATTTGCACATATATAAGGTTGTTGGTCAGGCCAGGAATGTTTTTAAGTTGCCCGTCGATGTAATTGTATAGATAAACCGTATTAAGATTATCTGCCGTATTTGCTAGAGAACTGCTGTAATAAAAATTACCTCTGTTGTCTTTTCGAGAAGAATCCCAGCGGGCTTCGATTACGGGTCTTTTAAAGAAATATTGAGTGCCACGGGCAAACATCTTCTTAGTATAATAAGATCTTTGAGCGCCGCTTTGATTGTTGATTTCGCCCGTATCATAATTGTCGGTGTTTTTAGAAGCAGAAAAATATGCTTCAAAGTTTGCCGCTAGACGGATACCTAAACCATAGTTTTGTTTGGTTCCTGCAACCCATTCTTCAACCATTGAAGTAATGTCTACTTCAAAGTTTTCAGTTCCATTTGGCTGAATAACTGTGTAGGTTGGAAACGTTACTCCAGGGTTATACGACCCAGACCAATAAGAGCCGCCAACTTCGCCCCAGCCTCTTCCGGCGCTTCGGGTTAGCCAGTTAGAAGATCCTAAATTGGTGTACTCTTCCATATCGAGGCCAGTACCTTCGGTCCAAGATTGTGAAACAGCCTGAATAAGGTAGCTCGCGTCCAGCGGTAACGTTTGGCCGTGGCGGGCATTAAAAACTTTAAGGTAAAAGTTGACACTTCCGCTGGCCGGTAATGTTCCTTGAGTACGATCATATTTTATTTGCCCCGTGGAAGAACCACTGACTGGGAATTCGTACAAAACACGCGATAATTCTTGTGTGTTCTTGCCTGCGTTTGGGCCGGTTCCTTGAACGACGGCTTGACCATAAATAGAGAAAACCTCTGCCACATCGGAATATCCCATATTAGAGCCAGTTCCTCTGGTGATAAGGTTTTGCTTAAACGCATTTGTTATCGTATTATCTTTTGTTGCTGTGTATCTTTTAATGCCCATTATACAATTGTACCTACAATGTCTGTGTCAAAATATTTTAATTCTAATATTACGTCTTCTGGAACGTATAGTGTTCTTCCATCCATAGACATATTTTCTTTGAAGTTTATGGTTGCGGAGCTATAGTTGGTGCTAAATTTTTGCGTAAGCTCAAGGTCTATTGTGTCTAAAACACCAGGAATCCTGTTGATAACTTGATACAAACTAGTCCAATTGAATGGTTCTCCGATTCCCAAGTTAGCTATTTGAAGATAACTTCTGAGGGAGTCTCTAACTGATGACAAGATGGCAGCAGGAGAAACTCCTGATGTGGTTGTAACTTTATATTGTAAACCAAAATTAACGATTCTTGCATCGCGGATATCAATTGTATCGCTAAGCATCTTATGTCTTTCAAGCCACGTTTTTAAATTTTCTTTGACCACTACATTCGTGTTTAGCAAGGCTGATTGTGTCACGTTGTCCAGTTTAGAAACAACATACATATTCATATTTCGACGTGTAGAATCAGGGTCTTGCACGATGCAGCACCTATAAATAGATCCAAGGCCAGGGGGCATTCTGTATGCTATTGATTCATAATCTTGTTTTGTAACTGCTCTATTCTGAGCAGAAAAGGCTCCCATTGCCCTGGATTTAAGATCTTCGACTGACAAGCCCGAACTGTCACCTATGATAGGATCTTCATTTAAAACGCTTAGGCTTTGTCTAACTTGTATTTTTGAACCTTGCAAGGTGCTGGCTGTTTCGCTTGGAAACTCCATCACCGATGCTCCAACATTAACAATAGTGCGAGCGAAAGCGTTAGAATTGTTAGGAGAATTGGTTCGATATCTAATATTTAAAGTTGTGTTTGATGGGGAAATTCCTAATTTGTCGTTTTCGTTAAGACGAGACGGATCAAAATTAGAAGTTGTAATGTAGTTCTTTCCACTTACTTTCAAAACGACATTACTTGGATCTGGAACTGGGACGTTCTTTAGGCTAGAATCGGACCCGGCTCCAAACTGAAGGTAAGTAATACCTTCAAACCTTTCACAAGTGTATCTGCGCGGTACTGATAAAGGCTTTAGAACATAAATTGGAGCATTGGTTGAGGCATCCCTTCTATTTCTAATTCTTCTAAAGATAGTATCTTGAGATAAATTTTCAACTTCATAGTATCGATGACCTTCATTGTCTGACACGCTTAGCACCTCCGTAACATTTCTATTACTCAAGGTTATTGTAAGGTTTGGTTGATATTCTCCCACAACTATCTCTTCGTTGTCAATGTCGCCAGAAATAACAATTCCATAAGCTTTAATAGCGTACTCCAAGACCACATTGTCCGTAGCAGTAGCTACAACAATTTCATTTTCAGGGTCGCTAAAATCTACGTCAATTGCTAGAGTAAAATTGACACCTTGCTGTGAGCTAAAAGTAGTTCCTGCTTTTAATATAGGAACTAAAGACGTGTCTGGGCCGGTGCCATTAGTGAGGCGAGGGACCTTGACAAATAACGCTACAGGGCCTGAAGATGCTCCTCGGCCTTTTTGTTTGAAACCCATTTGTCTCGCTAACCGAGTAACATTAGAGTATTCTATAGCTGAATCTATGAACGTCTCGTTAACTTGATAATCTAAGTAAAAAGATAAATTGTCTCCGATGTAAGAGACCGCATCAATCATTAAGGCTCCAAAAGATGCCTCATTGAAGTCCTTGAACGTATCAGGGAAATATCTTTTAGCGTGATCGACTAGACCTTGCTTGATAGTTTCAAAATCCCTGTTAAGATAGTTAACGGGTACGATACGTTTTATTGCCATGAAAGTAACCTCTTACCAAGATAAATAGTTGAACATATTAATAATTGCTATAATTGAACGCTAGATACATTAAGTCTTAAAGAATCGTTTATTCGAACCTTTGGAATGCTATAATCTATTATAATCGACACAGCATTAAAGTTTTGATTTTGTGATTTAGAATCAGAAGCGTTGAAGATTCTAACGTTTGCGATTTTGACATAGGGCAGATATTTTTTGACTTGAGATATTATTCTTTCTTTGATCATCCCAAGGACGCCAGGAGATTGTTGCTCAAACAACATTTGTCGTATTCCGGCTCCAAAGTCTGGTATCATAACCCGTTCGCCTGGGTTTGTTAAGACAATCATTCGCAAGTTTTGTTTTCCCACTTCTTGTATTGTTTGAGTCAGTGCAAATCCGTTTAAACTATCTAATGCCAACGGCACACGCGGTGAATATCCGGCCATCTTTATCTCCTCCTGTGTAATAAATAATCGCTAGTGAGTTTTTTAATCGTTATTTATTGTCTCTGAATCTGGTCCTTCATCATAATCCTTCTCAGGAGGCGGTAACAGCACCGTAGGATTTGGGAACGGGGAAGGGCAACCAGCCTTTCGCTTCTTTTGTGACGCACCTGAAGAGGATGCCGCGCTTGGCCGGTACTGGATGAGATCATCAGAAATAAGGCCGCTCGCCAGATAAGGAATGGCCAATGGCGTCATTGGTGGTCCGGTTCCAGGCCCGAACATAAACGGAGGTGGGAACCCTACTCCATAGGGCATCATAGAAGGCAACATCATAATCGATAGGACAGGAGCTATGGCTGGGGAGATACTTATGTTTGTATCTGGAATCTCGCTATCGTTTTCCGCAGCCCACTGTTCAAAGGTTGGCTTATCCATTGCGCTCATACCTTCAGTTTCATCTTCATAACCAGCCTCCATCACTTCTAATCTTAATTCGTTAGTGAGCCTTAGAGCTATATTTATCCCGTCGTAAATCATTTTAGTTTGTTGAATATTAGGATCTATCTTTTCAGTAAGTGCTTTCAATATAAGCATAGGAGTCTCTCTGATAAGCTTTAAGATCATCTCTCGGAATGGATTAAATTCATCAAAACCTTGATTTGCAGCATTCCCACCGCTTAGCTTTAACCAGGGATCTTCGTATGCCTTATCGTTACCTGCACTGTGTAAGTCATAAGACCTTTTTATGAGATATTTTGTTGTAGTGAATACATCTTTTGATGGCAACGTTGCCTTTGTAGCCATCATACTGTATAAGGTAGACAAAGAAGCAAATCTGTTTATAGGAAATACATATTTCATTAAAGCAGAGAACTCGTCTTTTTTAATAAGTTGTTTATAAAGATCTTTACGGTAAATGGCAAAGATATTTTCATTTCCAATTACAGTTTGTAGAAGGTTCGTCGCTTGGCCTGTTGTTTTCTGAAAAGATATTTCCGAGGCTGCGAGCGGGACTGTGTAAATAAACCGGCCGCCATTATCTACCTGCTCATAGTTGCGATATGAGATGACGCCGCCGGATGGTCGGCCATTTTTTGTTGTGGCAATTTTTTCCATAGTTTGATCAATAATTTTACGATACTCAGTCGCGGCGGCGCTATCATCTTCTGGGCCTATTGCATAATTTACTCTTATTCCAATAGAGATCTCACTAAACAACTCGTATAAATTACTATCAAGCAATTCTTTGAGCTTGTAAAAAACTTCCATTTCGTGAACGCCTTGACCAAGAAAATCTCCTGCAAGGTTATGAAGACGGCTTATGAAAGCAGTCCAATCTGCAACGGATACAAATCCTCTCAAATGTTCTTTCCGCGTGCCATCTTCATTGTAGAAAGTATCGTCGCTTGCATCGGGGCCGGTAAGATATGGCAATATGCCTTTTTCAACTACAAGTTTATCTAACAACGCACTCCCTTCTTCATCATAATGATCTACAACTTTTATAAACTGTTCAACAAAATAATCACCAGCAGGGTTAAGTATAAAATTGCCATCTTTATAGAATCGAGGGTTTGTGTTTATTTGTAAAACATTCAAAAAACGACTTGCCGAACCCAGCACCCTCAAACTACGGAGGAACTTCATTTCTGCTGAGTCTGCCTTGTTTTTTAGAAGAAGACTAAACTTGTCATTGACTGGTTTTATACTCTCTCTAAACAAGAACCTTAAGCATTCCATTTTAGACGTAGCATCAATAGCCTCGCCGGTTTGCCTTCTTCTGTCTACAATATTTGCGGCCCTATCTTTAAAGCTTGCATATAGGTTCAAACTTAAAAGATCGTCTTTCAGTTTCTTAAACAAGAAGCTTTCCATAAGTTTGTTTTTCATGATAGATTGAGGACTGTATTGCGTGAAAGCGAAGAAGCCATTAAGGATGTTTTCAGCAATCGAAACCCTCATAAACATATACAACGATGCATCACAAGCGGCTTCTTGCACCGGCCCAAGGGCTCCAGGCAGGCCACTTGAATGAGCGCCCAAATTGCAGACATCGTTCAAGTCATAAACTAAGTCTTTGGCGTTTTGCCTAATGTCGGCTAAATTTATTAAACTAGCATCAATAAAGCCCATCATCATAGAAGCTTCGCAGTCTTTCATTAAATCAGATGTTGTAGGTGTAAAGTTAACGCTTTTCAATGCTTTTACGTCGAAGTATTTGGATTGCGAAACAACATGGAGACTTTTCTCAAGGGCTCGCTCAGTCATTACATCGAACAATTTCGGACAAGCGGTGTTGATTAAATCTAATTGAGGTTGGGCTCCTGAATCTGTTTCATTCAAAATGCCTCCAAAATCGCTTTTAAATCGTGCGCCGATGTAGTGAGTGAAGAAGCTTTTTTGAGGAGAATTAGCGCCTGGTGCCTGATCAATAGATTTTAAATATTGCAATGCTTGCATATATTTGGCCGCCTTGGTCGGAACCTTTCCATTATTAGTAAATGTAATTGGTGCGGACAGACGCAAAATCCCTCGTTGATCTTTAGAGAACGTTCTAAAATTTAAATAGAACGAATCCGAATTGGACTTGGTTCGCAGTGTCTGGTAAGACATTTTAGCATCTTTAATATCTGGTATATTGAAAGTGTACAAATCATTGTTCCTTTCAATTGTTTCAAGTGATTGAAGTGACTCTCTTAATGCTGGTGCTACTGGAGGGGTTGCTTTCTCAGCAAGGTCATTGGTAAAATCTTTTTTTGCAGGAACTTGCACTTCTTTAACTGGTCTGCCATAATATTTCTTGAGTTCATCCTGTACGGCTTTGGGTTTTTCTGCGGCATCCATTTGGGCTTGACTAAAAGCCAGCGGCATCGGATCCGTCACCGGCTTAGTATAGTATTCTGCCTTGCTTCGAGCATTAAACTGCCAGTCTTTATCTGGATCTTCGGGATCTTTAAAGTATTCGGGTTTTAGATGGGTGCTGTTTTTTGTTTGAATCTTATAGGCCGGTATTGTTCTCATAGCCTCTGTAAACGCACCGGCTTGTTTTGTAGATTGGGAAGAGGTATTTCCTGCATTTTGTCCTGCCTTCGCTAGTTTTGCCATTGCAGCAGGATCAATTTTTCCATCTGCGCTTACAAGACCTTCCTCGTCAATCGGAACTTGATAAGCTTTTGGATCCATCAACTGAGGGATAAACTGGCGGGACTCTGCATTAAACATCATTTCGATTGGGGTAAAAACAGCATCAAGAGTTTGGTCCAACATACGCTCGACACCTTTGTTATTTTTCATAGCCTCATTTAATTGTTTACAAGGAGGCTCTGTATTGTTGTTGATAGCGTTTTCAAGATTATCTTGCAAGTTTTGAAGCTGGGAGAGTAATCTGAAGTTGTCTCCGATTTCTTTGGCAATTTGTTTTTCAGCTTGGTCAGCAGTTAAGCCAGCACTCACAAGCCTTTGAATGCGGTTGGAGCGATTGATATCTGTGACACACTCTCCATAAAGAATGGATGTATTAGCAGGAAAGTTGTTTGCTGATTTTGTTTGTGCTCGGTTATCTTCACAAATCTCTGGGTCTACGATATCAGTCATAGCATTGAAGAGCATTGTCATATTTTCTTTCTTTGAAAAGAATTTGAAGTAAGCTGGATAGAATGTTGCAATTCGAGCTTGAATATATTCCAGTACATCATCACGGTATAGATCTCCGATCAAGATGGAGCATTTTTGACCTACGGAAAGACCACTCATTATAGTCTTTAAAAACAATACAAAATCAAAATCGCCAGATATGTTGCCAGATAAATTTGGGTCCAGTAAGCTGCCGTACTTTTTGCCTAAGTTGTTTAATTTATTAATAGTATCAGCATCAAACAAATCCAACGGACTTATGCGCGTTCCGTCATCTGCTGGCTCTACACAGTTTTCTTTTATGAGACGAAGACACTCTTTAACGGCATTTAAAATTGTCTCCTTGGCTATCTTCTCAAAACTGTTCTTCATCTGCTTAGAGAATTCAGATCCTGTTGAATCAGTTTTAAGTCGTGGCATTTCTGGAGTGGTGAAACCTTTGAAGTTTGGAGTAGTTAACGCCGTCTCAGCCAAAGCAAGGGCTGCATCAATTGTAGTTCTAATAACTTTGGCTCTCAAAGGAAAACGTTCTTCCGTTTGATCTAACATGATGTCCAGAAGCTTGTCGAATACAACTGAACAAGGCATTCTTTTAAAAGCTTGCAAGAAAGCAGCAGCCGTATCTTTTGGTTCATCGTGAATAAACTCGATATTATCTGGCCAGTCGTCCCACTGTGTCAGTTGGGTTACAAGCTGGTCAAAATTTTGAGGCACTGGATAGTAAGCAAATTCTTTTCCTTCGTCCGCGGGCGGGTTTGCCTCAGTGTTTTCTTTTGCGTAAAGCTCGCTTGTGGATGTTATTGTAGATGGTTTGCCTTCCTGTTCAGCTAAAGCATCTTTTTCTGCTGCTTTCTTAAGGGCTTTTTCTTTTTCTTTAACTGTTTTAGAAATACAGCCTCTCCACTTTTCAAATGCATCTTTTTGATCTTTTGTGGCATTGGCTTCTCCAGGCCACGTAAGACCTGTTTGTATGCCTGGGGGCGTGTTGGGATCTCCTCCAAGCGACGTAACCAAATCTTTATAGAGTTTATCGCACTCTTCTGAGACATTGGAACTGTTGAGCAAATATGCATCCGTTCTGAGGATCTGTTCAGTTGTTGGGTCGCCGCCAGACAAGAAGGTTCTTTTCTCACCGTATACCTTCGATTTATTTTTGCCCATACAGGTTTGATATGCAAGTTGTCTTTTGCTTAATTTCTTTTTCAGGCGAGCGATCTTGCCCTTGTTTTTCTTCTTTTTAGCAATCTCATATTCAGTAGCTGCTCGAACAACTGCCACATATTTCCAATCACACTTGGATCTCTTTCCAGTATAAAAGCCGGGAGGTGGATATGTAACTGCCCCCAACACTGTCATAGGCGTTGGAAGGCTTAGTTCTTCTTGAATCTCTGATAATTCTTTTTCAAACTTTTTAGTGTTGAAATTCTTAAAGAATTCGGCTGCGGGAGCAAAATCTTCGTTTGTTACAAAGTCTTTTTTATTTGTCGGATTCGGTTGGCCTTCGTTCTTTTCGCTGTCTTTATTGGCAAAATACATTTCAGTTAATTTTTCCGTTCTGTCTCCGAATAATTTCCCACTCTTTTCAGCGGCACCAAAGAAAGCCCACGAAAATTTCTTATTATATTTAGCTGGTAGTTTTTTGCCTGCTGAATTTGTGGAGCCTTTGGGAATATCTTTCAGGAAGTCGCGGACGCCGCCTTCTTCGACACTGTGTATCAAATACATTTGCCAGATAAACACCTCGTTAAACAAGCCGCTTTTCTTATCGGCTGCGCCTTTCTGTAGGAGGATTTTGGATGCATTCACAGATTTTTTTGCTTCTTCAGAAAGGGGCTTTAAAAATGCAGTAGGGACCCATCCTTGTTTGCCATTCAGATTTTTACCAAGTGTCTCGTCAGGCCACAACTCTGTCGGATTGCTTGGATTTGAAGCGTAAGCAACCTTTACTTCTACCTTGGTCCAAGTACCATCTTCAAAATATTTGGTGTCATCACTCGGATTTTTTAATTTATTTACCTGAGAACCATCTCTCAGGCAGCCAATTAAATTTGGTTGCGTGGCTACAATTGTTCGGGCGTCTACAAATCCCTTAAGATCTTTGTATTTGCCATCAGATATAATCTGGACTTCACTAAAATAACCGTCAGGGGAAATTGAGAGAACTTTAACTTTGTTTCCTTGAACGCTTTGTGCAAGCTGTTCAGAATTTACGCTTGCATTCTTGTACATTATAACTGTTATATAAGCTAGAGTGCCTTCGTTTGGCACTTTTGGTAAAATTATTTCGTAAACCGGCTCTCCTGCCGTTGGTGATTCGCTTAAAGGAAGATAAGGAGGGCTCCCACCAAGGGTTCCGTCAACTATGAAGTCCGCAACTATTTCGTCTCCCGAAACGTTAGTATAATCAGGTGGTCCTTGACCATTTATAATTTCACTTTGTTCTTCTTCGGGCACCGGTATGGGTTGAGGGATGGGTTCAACTTCGTTTTTAAATTGAATCGTTGAATTTAATACGTCCAGTAAACAATCGTACTCAACAGAAGTAAAGACATCGATCAAAAATTGTTTTGCATCTTTTGCATCCTGGCTTAGTTCATCGAAGCCAATGGCTTCTTCGCCAGTAATTTCTTCAATTAAAGGCTCAAGAATCATATTGTAAATCTGTTCTTCTATATCGAATGCTTCGCCGGTTAAACAAATAGCAATTTCGTCGATCATTGGTTGCAAACTACCTAGCTGATCGAGGACAAAATCATAGGCATCGCTCACTGTTTTAACCGTCTTTAAGGCTTTACCTATGTTTCTTGGTGACAAGATGTTATCTTTGTTGTCTTGTTTTTTATCTTTTTCTTTACTTGCTATTATTGTGTGAGTTTCTTCATCTGCTTCGAGAACTTCCTGTCCTTGAACATCTTGAGTTATTTTCACAGATGTTGCATTCATTTTTTTTATTCTTGTTTCTAAATCATTTTCTTTTTTCTCTTCGGGAGTTATGACAGAGGGAATAATGACAGCAGCAGGATAAACGTTCTTCTTAACCCACTCTTCGGGTGGGGCTTTTTTTCTTTTTCTGGAAAGGTAAGTCTTGTTTATTGCAGGCATTCGATGAACAAATGCACTGGTTCTTTGTAGAGAGAAAGGTTCTGCTTGTGTAGCGCACTCAAAGCCAATCCTCAAATGCTGGCCATTAAACAAAACATAAAGTATTTCAAACTTTTCATTCCATCCAATTTCTATAATACTCTTTTTTGTTGGCGAGCTTGGTGAACCTTCATCGTTGCGATTAGCAGGTATTTTTGACTTGTAGGCGTAATTGTTAAGATCCAAGAACTCTTGAAGTTGTCCAAAAAATTCGTCAAGAATTTCAGCTTCACGATTTAGATCAAGAGGAGCAGAAAAGCCTGGGAATATATAAGATCTCTTTTCCTTAGCATTCTTGATTTTCTTGCCATAATATTTGAAGACTTGTTTAAGAGAACGAAGTTCCTTTTGCAGCTTTTTAACGTAAAAGGTAGAAGAGAAAAATACCTTTTGACCCTCAAAGCGAGGGTTGTCTACGGCCAGGGCTTTCATCCTATTTATTTCTATTCTATTAACAACTTTTTGTATCTCTTCGTTTAAATCTTTTCCGTGGAACGTTTTGTATATCGAGGCACCAATTCCTTCAGTGCCCAATTTCTTTTCAAGCTTATTAAGGTCTTCTAAGGATTCAGCAACCTCTCTTTCCAAGTTTATTTCGTCAATATGCTCATCTAAACGAGAGTCTCGATCTAGCTGGAATGGGACTTGTTTCTGTGGTATAGCATCAAAGAAGCGCATTGGAACGCTAATAAAGAATTTTATGGGGCCTCTTGGAATATCGTCGTCTACATATACTCCACTTACTTTTACAAAATAAGGAAGCTTAGATAAGTGCATCACCGTGAGCAAGTCGTATTCTTTGTCGTAGAACTTTAACAAAGTCAAGAGACCAAGCGATCTTCCGGCGTCATAAGTTGTTTGTTGTTCTTCTGGTGTGTCTCCAAGGGCTGGCCATGTGGCATTAGCATCGTCGTATTCGAAGCCGGCCAGATGCGTTGCTCCTTCGGCTTCTATGGTTTCAGGGTCTTTTTTCTGATGTACATCGTCTTCAGGAGTTGGATTTTCAACATCTGCTAGGCGTTCAGCCCAGACACTATAAACTGTCTTTTCTTCTCCTGGTCGATTTATCCTAACGACAATGTTATATGCGCTCCTCCAGTAATTTCTATTGGTTTCGGATGCGTATTCGGTAATCCAAGGGGCACAAGTCGCAACCTTAGTCCAACGTTTTTCGACACCTGTCACTTGGCCGGTTTGGCGTGCTTGAGTGTCCTCTGGTGTTGGTACAACGTAGGGCAAGTTATAGTATGGGATATCAACATCGTCGGCATTTTTAAAAACCGAATCTCTTAAAATCAATGTATAAGGAGCATATATATATACTGCTTGATCAAGAGATTTTATTTTTCCTTGTGTTTGTAAATTTAGAGCATTAATGGGCGACGTGTTACTTAATCGAATCTTATGCCATTCACAGGTTTTTCCCACATTTGGCTCAACAATTTCAATAGGCGTGTTGTTGTCTAAAAAGCCTATTTGGCGTCCGTAACCTGGCTTAGTGTATATAAGGGCTTTTCCTTGCGGATTTACGTCTCGGAGGCCAGCAAAATTTTGCGGGGTTCTTACAACATGAGTCGTATATTTGGGGTATTCGTCAGGGTTAAGGCTTAAAGATGGCCTCATTTTCTGAGTAGGTGGGATTCTTTTTCCGCTTTTGTCAAGCAATACAGGCGGCTCTGGGTCGTCATCAGCGAGGGTTCCGTCCTGTTTCATCATCCAGTCTTGTGATTGTTCTGGACTTAGAATCTCCAAGATTAACTCATTATGATATGAGGATTGACTTTGTGCCCAACCAACTTGTCCTTTCATATCACCTTCGAGGATCTTTACTTTATACCACCACGCTTTATAGTTATTGGGGTCGAGGGCCGCAACAGACGCCGTTAAGCTGTCTTCGGCTTCTTTAGCGCCAAATCGCTCATCTAGCTGAACGCAGTGTACCGATGATGCAATGTATATTGTATTTTCATCTTCTTTATTAGGAGGGTTTTTCCAAGGTTGTGGGTAAAGGGGGTGTCCTTTCCAGTTTTCAGGCTCTTTTACAAGCTTTGTAAATTTTAAATTTGGATAAGGAATTAATGCAGAAGTCACGTCTTTGCAGGGAGCAGTTGCAGAGGGGTCTATACAAGTTAAAACAGCGTCCTCTATCAATTTAGCTCGCAGGGTATCGGCCTGTATTTCTATTTTAACTGTTATTTGGGTCGATACTTGGGCATCTTCCATCGAGATGTTAGTGCTTAAGATGTCTGTCGGCCCAAATATGTCAGTGATTTGAAGTAAATTTTGTATGGCTAAATCGTTAACAAAGCCGGTTTTTGGATCAAAAGTATTATTTGCAGTGAATGCAATGCGATCAAATATTTCACCGGGCTGCACAAACTTCGAAGTATGCTCCAGACCTTGGTCGTATAGAACTGACTCTAGGACGCTGCGTTTGGCGTTTTTCAATGCATCATCTTCGGTGATGCCATATCCTGTGACTTCTATGTAAAAATTATCCATAAGTTTATAATTTAATTAGTTTTATTATGCCTACTGCCAACATAATGTGGTCCATTTTTTTGCAAATAGTTATCTTGTACAACGGCTATGTTATTAGATAGCGCTACAAGACTATTTATTGTTTTTTCCCAATGATAAGCAGCGGTTTTTGGACCTTTGATGGTCAACACCTGAGAAGGCAATGTAGGCTTTCCAAAGAAAGGAGAATGATGTGTGTGACTTGCAACATTACTATTAAACTCACTTTGTTTCTCCACGAAACCGTGGAAGGCATTTTTTAAAGCCAAGACTTCAATTATGAGCGCGTCAATTGCCGACGCAGTGTTCTCTCCGCGAGCAATTGATTGAACTTGGTCACCTTCTTCTCCAGCAGAGCCTGCAATCAAATAGATGCCGCCCACAGATTGTATGGAGCCATTTTGAGAATTCAAAGGGTCCATAGCTGTACATAACTTAATCGTTTCTCGGGCGAGCAGACGTATGTCATCGGCTTTAAGGGCCACAGCAGATCTCGCTACAGAATCAGGAACCTTTGGGATTCCATCTATATTAAAATTATCATCTACATTGGTTTTCTGAGAAATATAGACTCTTGCTGCATCGTTAACAAAATCTGGATCTATAAACACTGCTTCTCCATTGTCAGTTTCTGTTCTTGGAGTTAGACAAGACATACGACCTGTTACAATATCGATAGAGCCTGCGCCGGTATGTCCTTTACCTCCATAACCAGAAAAAACACTTTTAGGCCGGTCGCGGCCAAAAACAAGGAAGGTGTTGTTATCGCCTTTAACAACTTTTTCACACTTTGCTTTAATGTATTTCGGAATAGGTTCAAATAATTTGCCGCAGCCAGCGCCTTTGGTGAATTTGGCAGAACTTTTAGCAATAGCTTCTTTTTCTTTCTGAGGAAGATTGCTGATGTCCACAACCTTTTTGGGCTTTAGCTTCTTTAAATCTTTTAGTTTTTGTGATAATTTTTGTGTCATATTGTCATCTTTGTTTTAAGCAGGAGTGAACCAGTCCTTGCCGCCAGATGTATTAGACCCAGGAGCAGGTGGGCCAACAGAGGCTACTGTTGGTGGGCCGCCTGTACCAACAGGCATGGGAGTAGACCGGCCTGCACGCAGCGCTTGTGCCAGTTTGCTAAGAGGGGGGTTATACATGTTTCCAACAGAAGCCATTGGACCTGTTCCATTACCATAGTAATAAGCCACCCACGTTGGTTTAACTTCACCTTTAGATAGTGAAAGCACACCTTGATGTCCTGCCTCATCATTTGCCCAGCCCCAAACATTATGTTTTGCAATAGGCTGGCCGCTGTCGTTTTTGGTTTGAATTCGACCAGTTCCAATCATTGGACAAAAAGGAGTCCCTTGGGCTGCTGATCTTTTTCCTCTTGTGACCCATTTTTTAACCACAGTCTTTGGAGTTGTTGCATAAATCATTGGGGCGAACGCATCCATCGCTGCAATCAAGAAAGGCATCAAGCCAGGTACATGAGGTCTGCCAGGGACTTTTTCCCAACTCCAGCAGTTGCCAATTACAGGGATACCGGGGGCATTCTTTTTAAAGACATGCATAAATTGCATTCCGGCTCCTGATGGATCCATAACTGGTGGCACACTGCTGGAGCCAAACCAGTTTTTCTCTGCATTCCACCAGTACGCTTTTAGACCCATCTTTTTACATATGGCCGCAGCCGCTTTGGCTTCTTTGGTGGCTTCTACAATATCTCTGCAATAATGAAAACCCCAGCCGTGTACAGGTATCCCCAGGCCTTGAACGTATTTAACAAACTCATGGTTGCCGCCGCCTTTGAAGTAGCGGGATCCGTCAAGGACCTTGATAGAAACCGCGTCCATAGAAGATAGCGCCGACTGCCAACCAGGATCTGAACCCTTATAAACGGACGCCTTGTGGATAGTTAAAATGCTTTTAACATTTCCAGGGCGTTGATTTACGGCCTTGCTTAAAGGAGTCCTTGGAAGAACTTTTGGACCTGCATATGTAGAGCCAGGAGGAACTGGCGCTCCTGCCATTGCAGCGCCGAAGCCAACTGCGGAGCCACAACCGGCTGCGAGACCCATTGCAGGCGAAGGCATCGTTGCGGCGGTGGCGGCGGCGGCGGTGCTGGCAGCGGATGATGCCGCTTCTTGTTTCTTGACAGCAGTGGCTGCAAGATCAAGGCGTTCGCCTAGTTGTTGGATTAATAAGCTGGTTGTTTGTTCGTCGGGAAAATCCGTTGATGCGGCAGGGACCGCGTTGGGTGGCGATGAAGTTGTATTTTCGGTTGCTTCGCTACTCATAGCGATAGGGGGTGGTCCAAAACCGGCCAACGTTCCCAACTCAGTTTTGGTTAGTGGGGTGGTGGAATAATTTCGTGTCAGTAAGCTTTTCCAATGAAGAGATCCGTCAGTTGGAGGTGTATTCGATGTGTTGTAGCCCAATCGGGACGCTACTTGTAAAATATAGTCGCGACCTTCTTCTCCGCTTTTTATTTCTGGCAATAAGCCTTGTAGTGCAGCGTGTCCTTCGGGTTGTACAGGATTCGATTTTTCAGGTTCAGGAGGAGGGGGGCCTTTAACATCGATAACTCCTTTAGATATGTATGTATCAATAGCCTTTGTTGCCAATGTTGATTGTGTGGGTTGACTAAAGCCGCCGTCAAGTTTCGTACTTGAAATGCCCTTTAATGGATCAATTACAATACTGGTGCCTCCTCCAAGGACCATACTCACTTCCAGTCTCTCTCTGACTGAAGCGTTGCCCATCCAGTCGTTTGGATTAGCTCCTGAACTGACTATTGCGTCTTTTTCGGGCGCTATAAATTCAACAGCACCAATAAAAAATATTTTTTGGGCTCCTGTCATAGTCTTAAGGAGTGAAGCTGTCTTATCTAAGTTGTCTATTTTTTCAGAAGTTCGCTGGAAGGTGGCGCTTGCTTGCTGCAACGCATTGTCAAATTGAAAGACCACCACATCAGGCTTCCCAAATTGAGTAAACATTTCTTTAAGGGCTGGCCCTTCTGAACCCATAACTTGATCAGGCAATGTTTTGCCAAGTTGAAGAGTTCTAAAATTTTTACTCGTAGGTTCTTTAAGATCAACAGGGGAATACCCACCTGGGCCTAACAGAGAGTATCCTTGACTAAAGAAATATTCTTGAATCATGTCCCCAAATTTACTCGCCATACCTTGGCCGCCGATGAGGGCGACGCTTTTCCTAGAATCGCGGGCACGTAATGACACGGCGTTTTCACCAGTATGGCCAGTTGCATTCGGTGTTGTACCAAGCGATTGACCTCCTGGGGCTGCTACGTATGTGGCGTTACAGGTGATATTTGTAATATTCTGTGGGATAGCTCGAATAATCGGACCCAAAAGAGCGCCTGCTTTTTGATTTTCAGGATCTTGAAAAGTTACGTTAACAATGTCTCCTACTTCGTAAGTTTCATTACCAGAAATATTATCAATTGTTGTAAAAGTAGGGTAGAGTTTAATAGTTTCAACATCGTTAGGATCAGCCGGGATAGGCCGAAGCTGGTGAAGTTCTGGTATTCTGGCCGTGACAGTAACAATCTTTAGTGGATCTTTTACATTCAGTCGTCCCATAGACATTAAATCACCTAAAACGGTGGGGGTGATGGCCTGTATATCAGTTCCTGTTTCTGTTATTTCAACACTTAGGACAATCGCTCTATAGAAATTGCTACTTGTCTTTCTCTTAGTCTGAGTGGAGTCTCTTACTTGCTTTTTGAGGAGCGATGTAAATGTGCTACTTATATTCCTTGGATCTGGCACTGGGCCAGATGTTTCAACCTGAGTTGTAGGGTTTAACATACCTGGAGGTATTGCAAAAATGTTTTCTGGCTGTGCGAGCCTTGCAGCTAGAGGAGACGCAGGTTTTTTTTGTTCTTTAGCACTTTCTTCGGCCATTACTTACCCCTCGTTAATAATATCGTATATCTCTTCTCTATCTTGAACTGATAGGCCAGCGGCGGCTTCCTTCTTCTTAGATAACAATGAAGTAATTTTTACAAGCTGCTCGTTAGAACGCTGCAACACTTCTAAATATTTAGCGGCAACTTGACCTGAATATTGATGTCGAGCGTCGTCCTGCTTGATGTGATTCATCAGGTCAACGAGCAAATTAGACGCGACGGCTCGGTCGTTGCGAATATTATCAATCGCTTCTTCTACATAACCTTCTATATCTTTCCTTGATGCCATTCTTTTTTCCACTCCCTATATCTAAGTCGCATTTTATTGAGATTGTTTACAACTTGTTTGGTGTTTAATCCAGTAATCTCGCGAATGTATAAGTATATAGCTTTTTTATTAAAAATTTCAATGTCATCAGCGCTTTCAAAAAGTATTTTAACTGCTTGCAAAACTTTCTTCTCGTTTTCTTTTAGCTTCAGTTTCTCCCAAGATCTAACTTCTTTCCATAGGAAATACCAAAACTCCGCAGTTTCGCGATCGTTTTCATAAGAAGTCTCGATCGTTAGATAAGTGTTGATTCTTTCATAATCTGCTGATGAATTGCTTAAGTCGTCTAGATGAACTTCGCGCTTCATAGATCTAGAGTTTTTCTTGACCTTGTGAATAAACCAGTTTTTGGTAATAACACTAAAATAAGAAAAAGCTTTTGATTTCTTCGAAGGATCAAATTTGTCTAAAATAGTAGTAAGCCAACTCTTACATTCTTCTTTTAAAGAATCAATGTTTGGCAAGTTGGTGAATTTGTAAGTATATACAATTTTATCCACCATTTCACTAAAAGCCGGTTCAATCCACTGAACGTATAATTGTGTTCTTACTTTATTGTCTGTTGTGTTAGCATATGCAACGATGGCATTTTCGTGATCTTTGGTAAAATAAATTTTCTTCTTCAAACTAAATTTCCTCTTGTTCTTCGTCTTCTTCCGCTAAGAGTGGCCGAGAATCAAGAGAATATTTTTGTCTACAAGTTTCTAAATCCGTAACAACCATCTTGGTATGTTCGATCATGCTTTGAAGAGTTGGGTCGCCATAAAACATTTCCATTTGATGAACAGAAATTAAATGTTCTTCTAGCTCAAAAGTTTTTCGCATCAAGTCTTCAAGATCGTCATCTAATTCACGGTATTCTCGGAAGGCTGCTACGATATACCAGACCAAGGTGACGTTGGCCGTTAACGACAGAAAAAAGAAAAACGGGAGGGCACCTGTAACGGTTATTATCAAAATTGAATTTAATACGGCAGAAGCGCCGAGTGCCCATCTCATTTTTTCTCATACTCCTGTTCTTTCAAGCGTTCTTTTTCTTCTTTAAGGTCTTCGCGAAATTGCTCGATGTTTGATTTTACAACACTTCCAACCTTTTGTTTATCTTTAGTTTTTTGATCTTTTTTAACCGTAAAATTAGGAGGGAGGCGCACGAGTCCTTGTGAACCACAAGAGGTGCATTTTGTCTTAACCTCTTTCACCGAATGCCAAACGGAAATAATACATTCGCATTTATAGCATTCGTAATTATAACGGGGCATTGTTTATTTTTCCTCTAGGGATTCATATTCTTCAGGATTTTGAGCCAGATCGATCATAGCTAGATCGTCATGATTGAACTTAACAGTAGGCGGGTTCTTAATCATAAGACCGTCTTTTGTATTTTGAAATTCAAAGTTTTTTAAAGTTGTTGTAATATCACTCTGTTCCATTAAAGATTTTTGAAGTGCCATCATTAGTGCGCCGAGTGCTTGATTAGAAAGTTTCATTGGTTTCTCCTTTTACCTTTTCGTAATCCGAATTATACATTAATTCAGCAAGTTTTTTAAATTTTGTTTTAGGCTCCCATCCTAACTTCTCTTGGGCCTTGGTTGAGTCACCAAGAAGGTAAGGAACCTCGTGGGGGCGAAAGAGTCTCTCGTCTGTCTCCACGTACTTTTGAGGGTCTAGGTTGGCTGCATCAAATACATGATGCAAAAATTCTTCCACCGTGTGAGTTTCCCCTGTAGAAATAACATAATCTTCTGGATGATCTTGTTGCAACATTAACCACATCGCCTTAACGTAGTCAGCGGCATAGCCCCAATCCCGGTGAGCCTCTAAATTTCCTAAATAGAGTTTGTCTTGAAGGCCAAGTTTGATTCGGGCGGCGGCCAAAGTAATTTTTCGTGTTACAAACGTTTCTCCACGTCGAGGTGATTCGTGATTAAAAAGAATACCGCTGGAGACGTGTAGGCCGTAAGACTCTCTATAATTTCTTATGAGGTTGTGAGCAAAGACTTTGGCACAAGCATATGGGGAAGCGGGCATTAGTCGAGAATGTTCATCAAAAGGGTATTCAGGATTGTCTCCAAACATCTCAGAAGATGAGGCCTGATAGAACCTTGCATTGGGTACAATGTGTCTCATTGCTTCAAGAAGTCGCAAAGTCCCTAACGCAACACCGTCTACGGTGTTTTCTGGGACATCAAAGGAGACCCTAACGTGGGATTGTGCAGCTAGATTGTAAATTTCTGTTGGCTTGTGTTTGGAAAGCAACTTCCACATACAAGAAGAATCGTTAAGATCAAAATATTCTAAGATAAGGTTGGGATCTTCGTAGATGTGATCTATCCTTTCAGTGCAAATGGTCGAAGTTCGGCGTTTGCATCCAACAACCTTGTACTGCTTGGATAACAACAACTCAGCCAAGTACGAGCCATCTTGACCCGTAATGCCTGTTATGAGAGCTACTCTTTCTTTCCCCATCTTATTCCATTCCATATTCTTTCGTGAGCAATAAATAATGTAAACATTAAAATATGATAAGCAAGTGACAAAATCACAAACGAATCAGTTTCCATAGAAAAACAATCATTTTCTATCTGTGAGAAAGTCGCGATGGCGACGACGGGTAGCATTATGAAGCCAAGCAACTTCCAGGTTATTGCCTTGGCAATACTTCTTGTTTTACTATCCATTAAACCCTCTTAGGTGAGATCTAATCATCAAGCGACTGTGATTATCCTCAACGCGACCGCCAAGGTGGAAAACGTCTGTATCGAATACAATCAAGGTGCCTGCTGGTCCGCATATAGGAACGATATCTTCTTCAGAATAACCTAGTTCAGGGTAATCAATAAGTGGCCAGTTTTTGATACTTGCGTAAGGGACGTTTGGATCGGTGGTAGCTTGTGTTCTTAAATAAGAACCATCGATGTGTGTGCCAGGAATAATACTCAAGGGTGCGTCTTCTTTTTCCACATCTGTCAAATAAAGCATGTATTTAAAAGTAAGAATACGGTCAAAATGCAAGATACCATTGCGACTTACACCTTTATCATTACGAAAATCATTTTGAACAAAAATTTCAGTAAACCGTACATATTTGCCAGTATATTCATGGAACTGCTGAAACATCCAAGGTTGACTAAAGAACGCAGCGAGTTCTGGATTTGGGACTCTGTTTCCATCAATCGAGCCGATTCTGGCTACTTTTCCAAATAGGTAATCGGACTCTTCAGTATCTTCGATAATCTTCTCTGCTTCTTTTTTTATGGAAGAAACATCATCCAAGTATCCTTTACAAACGGCGAAGCCATATTCTTGGAGTGTTTCCACCGCTTTATTTTCAAAATCATCTTTAGCTAGTTCAAAATCCATTTTATTTCTCCTTGCTTTTTTGCTTGTCCATAAAATATCTAATAGTTTCTTTTAAATTCTCTTCAAATCTTTGATTTCCATCCAGGGCAAAACCTAAATTGCTTAGTCTGTTTGCATCCACTGAATATCTGAAATCATGTCCTAAGCGATCAGGGACAAATTCTATTGATGATTTAAAATCCCTGTTTAAGATCGCAGTAATTTTTTTGACAATTTCTAAGTTTTCTTGCTCATTGGAGGAAGAAATGTTGTATATCTTGTTAAATTCTGAATTGAGGAGTATGTGTTCAATAGCTCGGGGCGTATCTTTAACATAAGTCCACTCACGAATGTTTCGACCTGTGCCATAGATTGGTATTTTCTCATCATTTAATAATTTACGCATAATGGTAGGAAGAAACTTTTCCTCGTGCTGGCGGGGGCCAAAGTTGTTAGATGGCCGCACCATTAAGTATTCTACTCCGTAAGTATTTGCATATGCTTTAATCATATGTTCTGCTGCTGCTTTTGTTGCTGAATAGGGATTCTTAGGATTAAGGTGATCAGTTTCGGTAAACGACCCAGCTTTAATGTCTCCATAAACTTCATCCGTCGAAAGGTGGAACAAGCGAGTGTCAGCTTGGCGGCAGACTTCAAGAAGCGATCTAACTCCGTCAATATTACTTTTGATGAAAGCATCACAAGAGCGGATAGAATTATCAACGTGAGTTTCAGCAGCAAAGTTAATTATCCACTTAATATCGCGCAATTGACAAATTTCTAACATCTTAGAAGTATCGCAGATGTTGGCATTAAAAAGTTTAAAATTGTGATTATCGTAATGATCTCGTATATTTGAGGCGCTTCCGGCATATGTAAAACAATCTACGCCATCGACCTTGTATCCTTTTTCTAAAAAATAATCTACGGCGTGGCTTCCAATAAACCCGGCGCAGCCAGTAATCAACAAGTTTGGCTTACTCAATTAGTTCTCCTTTGGCTAGCTTGAAAAGATAGTCACTATAATTTGTTTTGCCCAGGTCGATGGCCAACTCAACTAGCTCTTCTTGAGTTATGTAACCCATTCGATAGGCAATCTCCTCCACACAGGCTATTTTAAGACCTTGACGGTTCTCAACTGTCTGTACGAATTGAGACGCATCCAGTAATGAATCATGGGACCCAGCGTCAAACCAGGCATACCCACGGCCCATAATTTGCAATTTAAGGCGATTTTTCTTTAAATATTCTTCATTAATTGAGGTTATCTCAAGTTCTCCGCGCTGTGATGGCTTAATGGTCTTTGCAAGTTGAATAACGTCATTATTATAATAATAAAGTCCCACTGCTGCACAATTAGAGCGGGGGTTCTCTGGCTTCTCTTCAACACTGAGGACATTCTTTTGTTCGTCGTATTCTACGATGCCATATTTTTCAGGATCGGAGACGTAATATCCAAAGATAACCGCGTTATTATTTTCTGTTGTTTCTTTGACACCTTCTTGCAGAAGATCGATCAGTTCGTTTCCGTAAAAAATGTTATCACCCAGAATCAAACACACATCATCATCACCAATGAATTCCTCGCCAATCAAAAAACATTCAGCGATTCCATTGGCTTGTTCTTGAGGAGCGTAGCTTATTTGCAGGCCCAACTTTGATCCGTCGCCAAATAGGGACTGAAACAAAGATAGGTGTTCTGGACGGCTGATGATAAGAATGTCTCGGATTCCAGAAAGCATCAAAGTAGACAGTGAATAATAAATCATTGGTTTATCATACACTGGTAAGAGTTGCTTCGTCGTTATTTTGGTCAAAGGATATAGACGAGTTCCTAGACCACCTGCTAAAATAATTCCTTTCATTTTACACAATCAATTATATAGTTGACCTCTTTATCTGTTAAGGCTTCATTGAATGGAATGCTCAATGTTGTAGTGGCGATGGCCTCGGAGAGAGGGCACGCAAACTTATGGCCGTTGTTATAGACCGGATTGAGGTGACTGGCTTCATAATGAATGCCGGTTACAATTCCTTTTTCCTTTAACTCTTTCATCTTTTCTTTGTTATCTTTGGTTACAATGCGATAAAGATGTGAGCTAGTGTTGTTGTATCCGAGTGCCTCGTTGTACATCTCTCTAACCTCTTGTAATCTTTGCATTTTTGCAGGTAATTTCTTGAGGTTTTCTGATACCACTGTGGCCTGGAATGAGTTCAGATACATTTTCCAACCAGGGAATTTAATTTTTCTTTCCCAATTATTGTCAGCATAGCTCATCCCGTTCAGAACGGCCTCTTTATAATAAGCTATCTTATCATAATCGTCTGAAACAATCATTCCGCCGTCGATTCCACCAACAGGCTTTGTAGGGTAGAAGCTAAAGAACATAAGATCTTCTGGGTTTGCTTCTTTCTTGAATTGACCTTTCTCGACTTTTTGGGCCGAGTCGATGACCTTGTAGTCGTCAAAGCGATGCAAGACGTAAGAATCGCCCACCCAATCAACATTATCCACAAAGTTGACCTTGTTACCGCCGTTTACAACAGCGTTAAGAACCACAGGCGGAATAACGCTTGGGATATCAACCGTAGTGTTTTTATTTAATAATATCAAGAAGATAGCATTAGTGGCACTACAAATCGAACAAGCGTATTTGGCGCCGACATATTCAGCAAATTTTTGTTCTAGCTCTGTTACGATAGGATCGTGTAAGATGTGCTTGAAATCTGCTGTGTTTACAGAATAATTATTCAGATGAAACAGGTTGATCATTTGTATTAGTTCCTAAAAATAGTGATACCATTTGCAATTCTTGATGGCTCTTGGTGAGAACCTGAAAGGGTGTAGGTGATGAATGATTTTTTAAATCGTATTTATCCAGCGTCTCTAATGTTTTAGCAATTAAATCACTGTTGTCAATTTTTTTACACTCTTCATACTTCTCGCGCAGCAGGTCCTCTTGGTTGGGTAACTTGTGGACATATGCCGAGCGAAAGCTTTCTTGAGCCGTGGCGATGTCTATGCCATCGCAATGACTCATAGCCGCAGCTATAACGTCAGTCATCCGTGAAAAATCGTTAACCCAGTAATCAGAGTTTATCCACTCTTTCTGCGGTGGGAAGTGATTTCCTTTGGTGGTTCGAGGAGTTGCTATCTGATGTAAAAGAAACAAGTCCCCTTGGCGGTTACCGTTGCCCCACAATATATTTAAATAAGATATAATTTGCTCTGTAAATCTAAAATTGGAAGGATTGGCCAGAGCATTTAATTTGTACGCTACTTGAATATATTCACTTCGCGTTACATTGTGCCAGTTGCTATGAAAGTGTTTGGATTGATCTAAAATCCTTTCGGCGGCGGTGGTGCCTGTAATTGAATCTGGATAAAGGGTGTATAGATCTGGCCCCAGCCTAAGCTTCCCATAAACTTTTTCTGAAACCCCAATTTGATTCAGTGCTCCACGAGAAGACGCATAGCCAGGATTGTTGATAAGGAAATTCATATTTTCATAAGCGGCTGTAATAAAAAAGAAATCATCATTATCCATTACAAGCGCAAAAGGCGTGTCAATTTTATCCACTACATCAGCCATCTTTGTATGGTAATCAGTCAGGTCTTCATCATATGGATATTCCACATATCCATAGTGCAATGAGTCAAGAAATTCTTGTTTTCTTAGAATCTCACGAAGAGGCTCATGAGAACCTCCATCAGCAATTAAAAATTTAAAAGGACACTGTAAGGTGTTGTAATATCCTAGCATCCTTGCCGTATAGTGTGCCCTATCTTTTAGCGGCATTAGAATAGTCAAGCTTGTATCCAAATGGGATTTAGCCACTTAGCACCTTCTTTATTTTGTCACAAACGAAGCTCATCTGGTCTACAGTGAGATTAGCTGCGCCAGGTAAGTTAACTCCTCTGTTTGAGATGTCGTATGCATTTACGTTTTTATTTTCGTATATGCTGAACTCATTGTAAGCCGGAAGTTTTGACAAAGGATAAAAGAAAGGCCGTACAGGAGCGCCTTCCTTCGCCAGTTTGTTTATGAACTCGTTCTTGGTGAGTCCGTGAGATTTACCCAGGACCATAGCTGTAATCCAATAACTGTTGAAAACATTTTCGGGCTCAATGTTGAATTCCAAATCTGGGATGTCTTTTAAATTCTCTTTGTAAAAATTAAATTGTTGTCTCTTCTTGTCAACCAACTCGTCAAGCCTTAAGAACTGAGCATATCCAAGGGCAGCTTGAACATTAAATGGCATATATTTATGAGCTACCTCTAAAATGTAATAAGGAATTGAATTAGACCTTCCGTGATCCCGTAAAAACATACATCTTTCATAAAGTTCAGGATTATCGATAAGAAGCATCCCCCCTTCGCCACTTGTAATAGTCTTCGTTCGATGAAAGCTAAAGGTTGATCCTACGCCAAACTTGCCAGACCTAACGCCGTCAAGCGTGGACCCTAAAGACTCGGCTGCGTCTTCGATAAGGTAGAGGTTGTGATCTTCAGCGATCTTCTCTAATCGCTGCATATCGCTCATATTACCAAAAAGATTAACTGTGATAATAGCCTTTGTCTTTGGAGTTATGTTCTCAAGAACAGAATCAGGATCAATGCACCAAGAATCCTTTTCAATATCACAGAAGACCGGCTTGGCCCCAAGCCAAGAAATGCCTGCGGTGCTTCCAATCCAAGTACATTCAGGAACCAAAACCTCGTCCCCTTCTTCGATTCCGAGGGCCTTGAGTAAAAGATGGATGGCTGTTGTGCAGTTTGGTGTCATAATCCCGTATTTGCGATCATGATATTCAGCAAATTTATCTTGAAAAAGCTCACAATAATAATACGCCTTGTCGCCATACCAGCCGTTTTTCATAGCGTCCATCACGATATCAATTTCATGTTGCGTAATATCCGGTCCTGCTGCGTATATGGGGCCATCTACCACGGAAACCTCCCTGTAATGATATGCCAAATCATCAACCAATCCGATAACTTAGCTCGAATCGGATCTGTCCAAGCTGCTGGTTTGTTCTTTTCGAAGAATAAGTGGCCAGTCCACGCAAATGGATAAATAATAAAAGGGGTCAACAACAAGGCAAACCAATGCTGATTGTAAATCGCCCAGAACACAAACATCAAAGTTATCACGTTTCCAATTACGTGTAATCTGCGATTGTATTTGTTTTGATGTAGAGTCAAATATTTGACGTAATATTTTTTAAAAGTCATTTCTATCCACCGATAAAGGGTTGTCGCCTTTTTCTACCACACAAGTACCCTTATAAAAAGACAATCCTATCACATTTCTATCAAAATAGGAAGCGTTAACTTCGCTATCGTCAGGAATTCCTACATATTCTTGGCGGCCACCTTTGTGGAACCTGAAGTTAACACCATCAATCAAGTCTTTGAGATATTCAATAGCTGTTGTAGGCTTTTTTAAACCGCCGCCCCACTTGGGCCAGTAAGATGTACCTAAGTCCTCAATAATGTAAAGGCCGCCGTCTCTTAGGCCATTCTTAAAAAGGTATTCAAAACTAATGATTTGATGCTCTACGATATGGCTGGCGTCGTCGATGATGACATCGAATGGGCCAGCTTCTTCGCAGACTCTTTGCAACAAATTTAAATCTGTTTGGTCTCCAATAAAAACTTTAACTCTTTCTGCTTTAAATTCCCTTAGAGGATCGGCGTTGTATTCAAGGCCGTAAATATGTCCCATAGGAAAATAATCCTTCCACATATTCAAAGAATCGCCCTCTTTGACCCCAATTTCTAAGACCCTCGGCGCTTGAGTCTTTAAGTGAGACAAGTGGCGATGATAGAAGTGACAATACTGCACACATTCTGGGTCGGTGATCTTGGTGCTATTATAGCGTGTGGCAATTTGGATAAGCTCATTGTTACTGTTTCCAAACTTTTCTAAAACCTCTTGGTGGGTGTATCTCTTGTTCATTTTTTACCTCGGAGTTAATCGTATTGTCCCTGATCTTCCTCTATTTGAAGCCGGACAAAATATTTCTTTTCATTGTGAATAAAATAAGCAGACTTGTTATTTTTAAACGTTCTAGCTCTTATGATGTTTATTAAATCTTTACCAATATAAGAACGATTCAGATCAATGCAAGAATGAGTCTCAATTTCTTTAGATAAATGAAAATCGCCTGCTTCCAGATCTGGCTTCTTAAGCGCGTAAGAGCCCTCTAATATATTGACATAATTTTTCTTAAACAAGTATACCATATGATTTAAAGATTTTTCATATATTTCGTCACCTGTGTCGCTGATATTTGTGGTATAAAGCTCTTGAAATAAGATGCTTCCTTCGTCCACGTTCTCATTGATAAAGTGAAGTGTGCTTCCTGTAGGGTTTTCGTTTACAGTAGCCCAGTAATATGGGTGTTTTCCTCGATTTAGCGGAATAAGACTTGGATGCGTATTGATAAAGCCTGTGTTGACACTTTCAATAATTTCTTTTTTAAGGATAGTTGGCCACCATAAGAGCATCCCGATGTCAATATTTTCCTCTTGAAGTAGGAATTTGAATTCAGGGGTATTGCATCTTATGTTGGTGTAACACGGGATCTCATTTTCTAAACAAAGAGTCTTGATTTTGTCTTTATAGGGTGAGTCTTGCTGGGCTATGACAAATCTAACCGGATCTTTTTTTGTCTTAAAGATAAAGTCTAGCAGTTCATAGCCAACCCACTTGTCCGCGCACACCGCAATGTTCAACTCTGACCTCCAGATAACAACTTCATAGCATCCCCAATTGCATCCCGTAGGCTATCTTTTGGCGCAAACCCAAGATTCTTGATCTTGTCAAAGTTCACATAGTAGCTGAATTGATTTAAAAGGGGCGTATCCACATATTCAACATTTGTTTTCTTCTTCTCTTGGATAAATCCTACAATTTCTGACAGCTTGTAATTCTCAGTCAATACATTGTAAATTTGATTGTAACTTTTTGGATTTTTTAAAATGATTTCAATAGCTTGCGTCGCATCGTCGAGGCCAAGATAGGGCCGGTACTGATTGACGTTTTCTTTCCACACCGTGAGTGATTGGCCAAATGCAGCCTGATAACAAAATTTATTTATGGCAGTGTGGAATCTCATACCAACGCTTGTACCAAATATTGTACCAAAACGCAAAATGACATAATTTAAATTATCTGTTTTCTTAATGTGTTTTTCAATGCTTATCTTGGAACGCGCATAGGGGCTCTGCGGATTTACATTGTCGTCATCCTCGTACATTACATCCCTAGCTTTCCCATAAACACTGGTGGATGAAGGAAAAATAAAAACTGGACCATTAGATTGGGACACTGTATCGATGAGTCTTTTGGTCTCAACAATGTTCGTGTATTCCAATTCTTCTCGGTTTTTAAAACTAGCCGCTGCATTGGTGATGGCACCAAGGTGGATGATTGCATCGAACTTGTTGATGTGTTCGACAGTTAGATCTCCAAAAGAAGTATCGTCAAAGGTAATCTTTCTCTTCATATCAAACAAGGTGCAGTACCTCTGACTATGGAGATTGTCAACTACCGTTAAATCGTAACTTGGGTCTAGGGTTTTTATAAGGTGGGAGCCAATATGACCAAGACCACCTGTTATTAAAATTTGTTTCAAGTCTTCTTCAACTCCAGAAATTGCTGGTAGTCCGTAATGTAATCTTTTGGATCATACGAAGTGCTTGATAATACCAGCAAAACGGAGTTTTGTAAAGTGTAAACACATTCATCCCATATCATCGAAGGGATATATAAGCCCTGAGTTGGGCTTTCAAGACTATAAATTCTTTTGGACTTACCATCGCGACAGTGTACGTCAATGCGTCCACTTAGACAAATTAAAATTTGTTCAGTTGTGTGATGAGCGTGTTTCCCTCTGATGGAGTCTTTGGGTGTGTCAAAAACGTAGAACATTCGCTTGGGAACGAAAGGCAAGTCCGAGTCCAATTCGAAAGGAAGCAAAGCTCCGTCCTTATAACCATCTTTAAAGCTGTACTTGGCAGTAAACCACAGTCTCTGTATATCATTCAGCCTAGTCATTTGCTTTTGGTATCCCAACACTCGCCAAAATGGCCCGGTAAAGCTTTTTTTTCATCAGGGTTTTCCATATCGTATTTTTCATCTAAATAATACATCATTATAGAGTTAGGTTCTAGAGCTTTGTAGCCGTGATAAATACCAGGCGGAATTTTTAAAACTCTAAGATTCTTATCAGAAATATATTCCCACTCAACGTTATAACTTCCGTCCTTTTGCGGATAAGCCAGTCCTACCTTGAAAGAGCCTTTTGGGCAAAACCAATAGTCAGTTTGTCTGTCGTGACTGTGCCAAGCAACAACATGCTCTGTAGAATTAACGTAAGATATGTTAATCTGGCCGCGTATTTCATCAAAGATATCAAACAACCTCTGGGCTCTATCGTCTTCGTGAAAAGCCACTCTTCTGAAAGAAACTTTAGTAGTCACTTTTGAACCACTGCAATGAAACTACAATAATCCCCCCAATTAGACTTGAAGATTGGATAATTTCTTTTAGTGGCATATTCGTACAAGGCCCTATGCTCTCCCTGGAGAGGGTCATCGGGGTGTAGAAAGCCAGAATCTACTATCAAAATTGTGTTATTTACGAAGTATTTTTCTAAGTTAAAAAGACCTTCTATTCCTGGCTTGTACACATTAGTGTCAATATTGACCATTGAAATCATTTTGCTACGAGGCATAAAATTTTTAGTTGTTTCGCAAATATCTCCCTTTATGAGTTCGACATCAACAAAATCAACAAGAGAGTTCAATTCCTCCTGTAAATCATCCCTAGAGTGAAGCCATCGATCAGAATCTTGATTTTCTCTCAGCGCTTCAGCAAGCCGATTACCTTCATCTTTAATATGCTCTTCAAGATATCCTTCAAATGTATCAAAGCCATAAATTGCAACATTTTTTCGATTAAGTTCTTGAAGACACCAAGAAAAAACTGCCACATTATGCCCAGGACCGGATCCTAATTCTACAATATCGCCAGGAGGACAGCGCATTATCAACTCAGATTGTATTTTAATTCTTCCTATTCTTCGACCGTGGATTTCAGGAAAATACCAATACTTATTTGCGCCCGGATAAGGAAGGGAATCACAAATATCTGTTTCAGCACGTTCGGCTGATCGAGCGTTCTTGAAATCTTCTAAAGAATAGATTTGTTGAAAGAGTCTGTTGTTCATTATTGGTCTGCCTTTTTAAAGAAAACGTGATCATAATAAGTAACAATAGGGTTCGATGGATCTCTATCTCTTACTTTGAAAACAAGTGGAGGGGGTACAGAGCCAGGGGCCTTTCCTGTGTTACTCCACGTAAGATGCGTTAACTCGTAGCCCCTTCCAATAAAAGATTGATTAAAAACAAGATAGTTACAAATATTGAAATAGCGTGCGTCTTTAGGCCCAGGATGCTTGGCGTAAGTGTAAAAAGATTGATCTTCTCCTTGTACTGCCAAAATAGAGCGTGTTAATAAAATACAGGTGGCATCAGTGTTACAAAAGTTTTTAATGTTCTCTTCTACTGAATCTTCTGTCAAGTTGATTGTGGCGTCGCTATAGAATATATGTGGACTCTTGGGGGCGTCGTCCAGAGATGTGAAGTATTTCACTTCATCGCCAAGATCTTTTCCGACACCAGGAAGCTCGATAATATTGTAATCGAATTCTTTGTCGGTGGCCCTTTTCAATGTGGCATAAGCCTTGCCGTTTCCTCCTCCATAATCAACGATAGTTAGCTTTTTATCGGGAAAAGCCTTGACAACATCAATTAGTTTTTGCACTGACATATTGGAAACGGGCTTTCCATCGTCACGGTGAGATCCGTAAGACGACCTTGGGCGTGGGATTTCTTCTTCGGTGGAATAATGGCCTTCAAATACCACTGGGTGTATCCTAACTTCATATTCAGCTTGGTCTTGTTCATTCATTTTATCACCTGTACTATTGGAACGTGGGTTATAAAATAACCTCCTCTGTCAATAAAGTTAACCTCTTTTTTAAGAATCTCGTCTTTAAAATTCCAAGCGCCCAGATAAGCAACATCAACACTGTCATCGAATCCTTGTTCCGGTGAGATTACGGGAATATGAGAGCCAGGGGCCAGTTTCCCTTGTTTGTGAGGTGTTGTGTCAACAATGTAATCAATGTGGTCAGTTGAGATACCGCAATAGTTAAATACCGTTGTTGATTTAGAAGTCGCGCCATAACTAACAATCTTTTTACCTTGATCCCTCAAGCTTTCAAGAATTATAACCAATTCATCTTTGGACTGCTTTACTTTTTCGCCAAATTTTATATAAGTATTAAAACTTTCTAGGCCCATCTCCTGTTCCTTTTGGAGATTAAGGTCTACGTCAATCGTAGGGAAAATTTTATTATTGTTCTTATGTTTTACGTAGATCCTGTTGCTTCCACCGTGAACCGAGAGGTTTGCAACGTGAAAGATCTCCAGTCCGTTTCTCTCAAGAATGTTTTTAAGCGCCATAACGGAAAAAATATGAGCGTGTTCGTCGTATATCTGGTCATATGAATTTCTTTCAATCATCTTATCCAAAGCTGGATCTTCAAACACAAAGACGCCTTCATCGGTTAGCAACGTTCTAATGGCTGTAAAGGCATCATCCAGATCTTGAATGTGACACATACAGTTTGCAGAAAAGATTAAATCTTGCTTTCCGTGTTCAATCAAGATCTTCTTAGATAATTCTGTGTTCCAGAATTTAGGAAAAGTATGATAACCTTTTTTGTTTGTAATCTCAGCGAAGTTGGAGCAAGGCTCAACAGCGATAGTGGTGGCTGAATCAAAGTTCTTAATGAATACGCCGTCATTGCTGCCAATTTCCATCACCTTGGTCGGATTGTAAGCCTCCTTGAATTCAGAAGCTGCTGACGCAAAATGATCTCTCATGGTTTGAGACATTGAAGACACATAAACGTATGAATCGTTGAACATTAACTCGGGCTTGACGAACTCGGCCAAAGAAACAAGCTTTGTTTCATCGTCAAATACAACACGAAGATTAAAGAAGAATTCATCTTCAGGCGGTTCTCCTTCAATAAATCCATTTGCGATAGGCTGTTGGCCTAAATCAAGAAATAATTTTTTCATTTTTCAATCCTTCTGAAAATAAAATCAGATAAGTATCTGTCACTTTGTCGCCACGTTCCATTAACCTGAAAAGCGTGCTTTGCTGGTCTCTCAGTGTGGAATACAGCTTCATAACCACATTTTTGCAGAAATGATGTCAATTCATTAGAATTATAGATCACATAAGGAGTCATATATTTTATGTCCCACCTCTGAGTTGTTAAATAGGAGGCGTCTTCTTTACTAGTGTACAGTTCTCCAATACAAATAGTGGCGGGCTTCACGAGTGTTATTTTTTTAAATAAATTCTTCCAATGATTACCAACAGGATCTAGATCTTGATCTGGCGCAACTTTGGGACCATCAGGATATTGGAGGCCGCCCCTGGAGAAGAATATGTCTAATTTGTTTGTCTTATCAGGAATTTCGTTTATAAATTTTATTTTATAATCCCCAATAGATTGCCAATAATCGTTACATAAACCGACTATGCTGCCTAATTCAACAACAGTGTAATCAACGCCAGAAAAATTAAGATCTTCTTCAACAAGAGACGCATAGTGAAGACCTACATTTCCACCGTAGTCTATGATCTTAAGATTTTCTTGATTTGGATGATATTCTTTGATTGTGTTGATAAGGTGATAGTTTCTTTCTTTTTCTTCAAAAAGAATCTCTCTATCATTATCAAGTATATCAGTTATTCTTTGATGATCTGCCGTTAATTCATCAAAGCTCCTAATATACCCAATTTTATTGTAACTGGTTGAGAGGCCCAATTTAATGCCATTCGTTTTTTCCTCAGTATCAAGATAATTAATAAGTTTTCGTAGCACTGTTTCGGGGTCTCCCTCAAATTCAAAACCCTCAAATTGTAATACGCCGCCTACCCTTCGTGGGTCGCGGAAAGACTCTTCCTCGGTAAAAGCAATAAATTTTGTATTCTGAGCCAGCCACTCAGTAACATTCTTTATTCTTCCAGCAGTCATCAAAATGTCTTCGTGACTTTTGTATGAACCCACGAAGCTCAAAACAGAATCAAATTCATCAGAAGTGTTTTCATCAAATTCAGACATCTATAACTCTCCCAATATCAACTCGGCACGGTGGATATCGCTTATGTCATCAATATCGACGTACCTGTCTTTTGGGAATTCGGTGCCTCTTACATTACCAATAAAAAAGTTCTTGTTTTTTTCCAGCTTATTCCACCAAGACATATAGTATGCACCAGTTGGTTTGTGATGTTTTTGAATAAAACGACTGTTTGTCATCCCAGCAGTCAAATTATCAAACACTGGGATAAGATCATCGCCTTTCTTAATCATAGCAAGCTGAATTGGTTCTGAGTATTCTACGACAGAAACCACAGAATCTGTGCTGGTGGTTAGAAGACTCAATCCATTGATAATATGCTTAGGAGTAACCAGCGGACACGTAGGTAAGAAATAGCTAAAAACATCGTGTTTAGGTATATCCTCCATCATAGCGATGAGGGCCTCCAACACAGTCATACGATCAGTGGCGTATTCAGGAGGGCGTTCATATACTTGCACACCGTAACCTTCTGCAATCTTTGCAATATCTTCACTGTCGGTGGAGACCATAATTGTATCAAAACAATTTGTCTCTAAAACGGCTTCGATAGCATAACCAATCAGCGGCTTGCCATTAAGGGGATGAAAGTTTTTATTTTTTAATCTTTTTGATCCTGCTCGTGCTGGAATTATCGCTAGTTTCGTAGTCATTTGTCTCCTAATCTCTGTAATATTTTGACTGCTGTATCTGTTTTAATGTCTTCATAAGCTCTTTATGATCTTCGTCAGAAATAGATACCAAGGGTGGCCGCTCAACACGGCTCATAATCCCTAGCTCGTCCATCGCAGACTTAAGAGCCGGGTGCCAACCGCAAGACATTGCGGCCCCGAGAAACGGGCGCTCAATTTCATTGATAATACCCCAAGATGTTTGGATGTCATCATCGACACAAGCTTTATAAAAATCCAAAGCAACTCGTGGAGCAAAGCTCCCTACACCAACCAAATAGGCGTGGCACCCCATTCTATGGAAGTGGACAAATTGTCGTTTGCCTCTTCCTGAAATGATAACGTTTAACCGATCACCAAGTCTTTCAATGATCTTTTCTGAGAAGACTGGCTGCTTGCTGTCTTCTTTAATGGCGATAACGTTATCAATATCAGCAATTCTATCCAACAAATCTAAAGGATAAAGAACATCCCCTCCTGCTTTAGAAGGAAGTTTCTGTTCGTGGATAAGAATTCCAATATTTGAGTTCTGAGCTACTGTATTAAAGTGATTGAATACTTGATCGTCACTGTAATAACGCTCCATAAAAATCATACTAAGTATGTCTGCTCCGCAGTCTTCAGCGTGTTTTGCAAAATCTACGCTGACACTTGTTGGATTTGTAAGGGGATCGGCCACAATAGATATGCAATCTTCAGGTTTATCTTTAATCCTGCGTGTGACCACCTCATTGAGCTTCTTCATTTCATCCCATGACAGCAAGCTAAAGCGGCTGTTATAGGTCATAATATAAAAATTTCTTACTCCCTTGTCATAAAGAAAATCTACATACTCACAGGCTGCGTCGTAATCAACCTCGTAAGAGGGAGCGCCTTTAAAGGGCGTTATGATGGGAAATATTGGCCCTTTAAGGTTATTTTTAATCTTATTATAATTCATCTTGATTCGGTCCTCCTATGACTATTACCTTGGGATCGCTCAATTCAGCAAAAAAATCATCAGCATTAATGGCTTTATCGTCAATAAAAAGGTCATAATATGGCTTCTGAAGGGATACTTTTGTGTATTTTGCACCCCAAGAGTTTAATTGTTGAACTGTAAGTTCTGTCCAATCTTTTTTGGTTAGGGATCCTCGGGCCGTCCAGTAAACAATGGTATGCCCTAGATCGTATAACTCGTTTACTCTTCCAATGTTTTCTTCAATTGGTATTGCTTTCGCATAATCACGCTCCTGTGTTACATCAGCGTTTTTATGATAGCAAATTGTCTCGTCAATATCAACATATATTACCATTATTTACCTCGCAAGCTCTTTCTTTTTGATAATTCAGAGGGAAACAAAATTCTCTCCGTTTGTTCTTCTGGTCCTAATGACTGCTCCAAAATCCTTATGCCACGGAGCAACTTAATTGTCCCCACTGGATCTACAGAGGATGCTTGATCGCTGCCCCACATTGTCCTATCAAGAGTAACGTGGCGCTCGATCCAGTTGGCACCCAGCGTAACGGCTGCAAAGGTGGTGACAAGGCCGTATTCGTGGCCGCTGTAACCAATAGCAGCATCAGGATATTTCTTCCTTAAGTGCTTGATATAATTAAGGTTTAGCTCTTCATAAGCAGACGGATAAGAAGAGTTAGTGTGCATTATAACATCAGGCTTACCCACACGAACTGCCTCTTCAATCTCATCTTCTGTACTCATACCCGTAGAAATAATCAAAAAATTAAATTTCTCTCTGGCGTATTTGAGAAGCTCTAGGTCAGTGATGAGCGCAGAAGGTATCTTTCCAACGTCTGTGTAAGACGCCATAAAGTCAGTTGAGGCCAAATCCCAAACAGATGCAAACCATTTGATACCTTGATCTTTACAGTATCGATCAATCTCATCGTATTCCTCTTTGCCAAACTCAATACGTTTCTTGTAGTCAATGTATTTTATTGTGCCCCAAGGAGTCTCTCTCAACTTGTCCTTTTGGGCTTCTGGGACACATATATCTGGCTCTCTTTTCTGGAACTTAACATAATCGCAGCCAGCTATGTTGGCAGCGTCGATAAGTCTTTTGGCCAGGTCTAAAGACCCATTGTGGTTAATTCCAATTTCAGCGATAACATTGGTGTGATTAGTCTCTACCATATCGTATAACCTCCATCCACTACGAACTCTGATCCCGTGCAATACGAAGAATCATCAGAACATAAAAATTTAACTAAACCGTTAAGCTCTCCCACCTTCATCATTCGTTGAGAAGGGGATTTTGTTGAATACTTGTCCATAAACTCAGTGCCTTGATTGTTCTCCACGCCGCCAGGTATAACACAATTTACTCTTATCTTGGGAGCCAGATGAACAGCAAGATATTTGGTTAGCTGGATCACAGAGGCTTTTGATACGGAGTACCCAGCGTGCTTGTGCTTGCCGTCCCTGTAAATGCGAGGATCGGGAGACTTAAGACCATAAATGGAAGAAAAATTAATAATGTTACCTTTGGGATTATTTCGAGCATACTCGCGACAAACAGAGAACAAGCTTGTTACATTAGTTCTCATATACTGATCAAAAGAATCTAGCGAAACATTGAACAGAGTTGATACATTTTCGTTATCTTTGTCGATGTGTTCATTCATAGCAAATAAATTAATAAGATGATTAGCCTTGTTTTCCTTAAACCAAGCCTTCACGAAGCTTTCATCAGTCAAATCGTGACCAAGACTCCGAGAACACTTTATTATATCATAGCCAGATTTCTCAAGAAAGCAAGTAATTTCTTTACCAATTAGCCCTTGAGAGCCAGTTATTATAACCCTGTCGCTCATTTTACCCCGCTAATTGGCCCATCTTGGGCATATCGCATTCTTTAGTGCATTTGATGCAAGGATTTAAATCGAAGTGATCCAAGCGGAATTTGCTGTATAATTCACCATTCCAGATGTCGTATAGGGAATTTTTACGAGCGTTGCCAAGGAAGATCTCATTATTGAAGTCTTCCATACACATATGAATCTCACCGTCTGACTTGACAGTTATCGACATCCAAGGGTGTTTGCAAACCTCTCTCCAGTGAATAGCGTTTGTGCCGTAAAAGTCCTGTTCTTGCTCAGGAGCATCGCGGCCTTTTTTATCAAGATAATTAAGAAGAGTCTCGTCTTTTCTATACCACTGTTGGTCTTCACTTTTAAGATAGATGTATACGTCCATATCTCTGAAGGCTTTGCTTAGCCTGCGGAATTCTTCTTGCTGTTCTTCATCGTGGCCAACGTCGATCATCGTAATGACAATCTTTGTGTCGTATCCTTTCTCTTCTTTAATACGCATAATTTCTTTAGTCTTTTCAAAGGCTTCGGTGAAATTGGCAGCATTGCCACGGATGTCTTTGAACTTCATATCATCGGTACTTTCAAAAGAATATTTAAGATAGGTCAGGCCAGCTTCCATTTGCTCAACTGTGCTTTCCACATCAATGTTGGCAGGATTACAGCTAAAGTATGATTCAAAGCCGTGCTCAGTCAAGCCTCTGACGACATTTGAGAGGTTTTTATCAAGCAGAGGGTCACCATAGCCGTGAAGCTGGATTACGCGAGGAATAATATATAAAAAGAAGTGATTCTCGCTAGGCTCAGAATCAGGGGCAATACCGTAGGTTTCTGTACAGAACTTCTCCCATTCGGCCCAAAGCTCATCACTATGGGGTTTTATTTGTTCGAAGATTCCATTGTAGAACTCTTGTTCTAAGTATGTAATTCGACGTGTCATCTTGGTTGTGCGTGGGCACATCTTGCATCGCATATTACAGTTATTGGTCGTTTCAATGTTGTAAATAATAGGCTCTTTTGACCTAAATTCTTCCCATAGTTTAATAAGTTTTTCTCTTGGGACCTCTTCGCCTTGGTCGAGCTTCTTGAGCCACGGATAAGACTTCATATAGAAATTAATATCATACATTTTTGTTACCTCTGATTAATTTAGCTTAACTCTGCCTTGATTAGATAGTTCTGATATGAATTGCTTCTCAAAACTCACACCGTGATATGAGCTAGCGTCTGGTCTAGATCTCTCGTAATAATGATCACGGCTGCGATTGGTTGTGTCAAAGCCATATAAAGATGGCACAATATCCAGTAAAACACACAAACATATGAAACCCACACCTAGAGTGGGGTATTTTTCTTCTGGAAAGCCAAAGTGAGACTTTATAGCTTCGGTGGCTCCATACTCATATAGAAACAATTCATTGCTGGAATGGGTGTTTGTATCTCTTCTGCGCCAAGGATCTAGGTCAGAAGCAAAATATAAAATCTTGGTATCTCGCAAGTTTCTTACAAAATCTTTTGGTTGATCGCTGTATCCTTCGTGCAGGATATCGTTGTTATTAAATACGTGGTTGTTGATCACACGCAAGGTTGTTTTGGCACCAACATCGCTTTCAAAGCCCACAACCGGGGCACGGTTGAACCTAATGACATCGGTATGAGAATCGATGATTTTACCACACTCTGATCCTCTTAGGATACCAGATGAACCCACTATAGCAACATTGTCTGATATTGTCAAGCTTGGATTAACAAAAGGTATCTTTTTCATTTACGACCTCGCAAAAGACGGAATAAGAGCCTTAGCTGGCTGGCCTTGGAAGTGAATACAATTAAATTTAATTTCTCTATCAAGCCAAAGCTTCTTGCAGTAAGGTTTGTTGTCCCTCCAGAAAAACTTTTTTATACCGTTCTCAGTTTCGTATCCGTCGTCTCCATTGATATTGTGATCAAATGTAGAGTCGTCGATAATTGCTGACGTTTCACCATAGTCGCCTGGATTTCCGATGTTGCGATAGATACTCCAGATTGTCATATCACATACGCCGCCTTGTCGGCCAGCGTTTTGTAAGTTCCTGTAATGGAGTTTACACTTGTTGAAATTGAACATATCTTCTTTGCTATAGATGCTATTGCACAAAGCGTGGAATTCATCTAACACACTTAAATCATTGATGAAAGTGATGCCAGCACTAATGTTGTGAGTCATTGTGCAGCGATAGTTAGCAAATTTCTTTTGCTCCTCTGCAATGTCACAATAAAGCATCACATCTGAATCGCAGTAAAAGAACTTATCAATGTTTTTCTTCTTGCAAAATCGATTCATAATGAACCAGCGAACGATGCAAATCATTTCATATCCTGCATCATTGGTGCTCAGGTGAGTGTAAATCTTTTTAAAGCCCCAGACATCTTCAAAAAAGTTGTCATAGGCATAATACTTCACATCCGTTGCATATTTCTCGTTACCTTCGTCACCAAGAAGATATATGTCAGAATCAGGATTTGAGTTAACTGCCTGTTTAAGAGTATGCTCTAGATATGACGAGTCTCCTGCGTGGAAAAATATAATTGGAATGCTCATTTGTGCCTCATTAATATACTGCGTGTGTAATTTTCTTTTGTAAAAGCGCTTGTTTCATATCCAGGCGGCGGGCCATAATGTAATGGCAATTCTTTCACTATTTCAAATTCTTTTTCTTCCAAAAGTTTTGAGAATTCATCTCGATTGATGACAGATTGATAACTGTCCACGCCGCCATAAGAGGGATACCTATACAAGTGTGTCTCTCTTTTGTCGCTAAAAGCTTGTCTATGCAATATAACATATTTAGGAGAGAATGTTAAGATCTTAGACAGACATAAAACGGGCTTTTGTAGAACATCTATAAAGGCGTTCATTACAATCACATCATAATCTTTGATAAACTCGGGTGAATCCTCATAAATATCAAACGGAATGTAAGAATTTTGAGGATGCATCTTCATAGATACTTCTTTGATTATATTAGGTAAATCGGCCCCAGTGTAATAAAAGTTAGGATACAATCTCGATAGTTCGGCGGCACCACAACCTATGTCCAGCAAGGTGAAAGCATCATCTTTTGTCTCCACGATCAAAGAATTAAGAACAGGAAAGTGGTCACTCTCCTCAAGCACTGGCCATAGAATTCCTTTTGCTCCCAAGAGCATTTGTTCAGGAACTTTAGATGAATCATACCAACATGTATCTTTCTTAACATTCATATTGAGTTAATTCCTTGTCGAAGCGTGCTTTAAGTTCTTCGAAATTGTCTTGAATTGATTTAGGGTGAGTTCCTGTAAACGGTTCTGTCTTGGCAGGTGGACGATATTCTGGCTTGAATTCGTGTACGCCGTTCCAGAAAGATTCTACAAATATCCTATTTTGTTCATCGCCTTGCACCCAGTTAAGATACACCAAATCAAAATAATTGTCAATACATTTTGACATACTTACCTTAGCACGATAATAAAAAATTTTATTACGCACTTGTTCAGGAAAAACATATGAATAATGGTACATTTGAACGCCGTGTTTATCGTACAAAGTGTCTCCATCGAGATGTTTAAGCGGGAGCGTCTTAGTTCCTCGACGATGAGCCATCGTGGGGGGCCTGTGTGTCTGCCAATAAGAGCCAGGATAGACCTTAAAAATGCGATGAAAATTGCCCTTTTGGCGCTCAAAACCTCCAATATATCGGTCAAATCCGCCATAAAACGAGCAACTCTTCACATCCACCGAGGTATACCTTTCTTTCTCCAAAACCTTAATTATTTTTTTTATGTCTTCAGCTTTCCATAATTCATCTGAATCAATTTGCCAGAAATAATCCACATCATCGTTTAAGAACTGCATATATGCGTTGCATTGTTCGTCCTTCTCAGAAAATTGACCGTGGACAATTTTAATTTTATTGTCAGGGTCTGGGAAGTTGTGCAGTATATCATTGGTGTTATCTTCAGATGTTGTCTTTCCTTGTTCTTGCCAGAACCTAACAGGCCCTTCAGCAATCAAAATTTGATCAGCAAAAGGATAAACACACTCAAGGCACTCCTTAAGAACATAATCTCCTTCAAACACAATCATTCCAAACGCAATTTTCATTTTATCATTTCCTTAGTTTTTTTGAGAGACTCAAAATACTCGTTACAAACTCTTTGAATCAGAGGAGGCATCTGAGGAGTAGTGTCTCTTGTAAATCCGTGACGGGGGCCAATCTCATAATAATTCTTCTCGTAATTGACCTTGAAGTCAGAATAGTGGTAGTAGACAAGCGGTTGGACGTTTTGTTCCCAAACAACACTATTGTCTGTGTACCTATGATAAGCCAGATTCCAAGGAGCTAAGTGCCCTACCTTCTTATCGATAACGCGAACATTATCCTCTCCAGATAATGGAGAGAAAAGTTCTAAGTATTTTTGGTCGCCACACATACCGTGGGTGTCGTAATATTTGTTTTCAATGTCGAGAAGACAGTCTTTCCAAAAAGTTGAACAGGAGTAACCAGACAAGTCTTTTTTAAAATAAACGATTCCCACGTTGAATTCTCCCACCGCAGCAGAATAAGGGATTCGATGGCGGACAATTCCAATGCTTTTAGAATCGATCTCCTCAAAGATCACGTTCCAATCGTGATAAAAATAAATATCAGGATCGATGTATAACACATCATCTGTGTCATCAAGATCAAGAACATACCACGTAAAGTATGAGCTAAGGCACCAGAAAAATTGAACTTTCTTGGGATCACAGTTGGTCTTGTTCCCTACATTAACGGCCTCGTAAGAAGGTTCATTATTCTGCGCTTCTTTAAGATCTGGATCTGTTTTAAAAAGGTCCTCTAAAGAAACAGGGACAACACGGTCCAAATCTAACTCTTTTAATTTCTGATATGATTCTTCATCAGAACACAAATAAAAAAGTTCAAAATTATCATTGTGTTTGTTTAATGATTCATAAAGAGACAGTCCGCGATGAAGAAAGTTTATATCAGAGGTTGTGCAAAACCTCTTCACTTTTTTAAACTCATCATTAATTTTTGATATTTTTTGAAGATCTCAATCTCTTCTTTTCGTTTCCAACCATCGTGCTCGGGGTTGGTAGACATCCCAGTGGGGTTAAAATAGTATAACCCTACGACATCATTAAACTTTTTGAATACACTGCCTTGTGAAGCGGCGCGTAACCACATTTCCCAATCAGCAGCAGATCGATACTTTTCTTCAAAATATCCATACTCATCGTGAACAGTCTTGCGCCACATCGGAGAAGCGTGAGGCATATTTCCTCTCAAGAGATTTTCAAAAGAGAAATCAGGGAAATTATATTTTTCACCATTCGATGAGTTATTTTCAAATGTCTCATTAGGCTTGTGTGTAATAAGCATATTAGAATAGACTAAATCAACTTCTGGATTGGCGTAAAGTTCAATAGCGTGGCGTTCTAAAGCGTTTGCGGCCTTGCGATCGTCTAAATTAGCATTCGTTAGAAACTGACCTGTAGCCATTTTAGCAGCCATATTCCACACAGCGTAGATACCTGGATCTTCTTCCAATCTTTTGTAGACAATGTTGTTGGGATATTTTTCCAAATATTCGTTGATAACTTCTTCTTCATTGCCTGGTGAGTTAGCGTTGATAAGAATAAGCTCGCATTTTTCTTCAAAGATGGATTGTCGAGTAATATCTTCCAAGAATGAGCGAATATATTCATCACCATTATAAACAGATGTAAGAATTGAAATTTTAGGTATTTCTTCAATCATTCCATTAAGTTGAGCAAATTCTGCTTCGCCAACAATAGACCTAACGAATACGTCATATTGTTTTTGTTCTTCAAAGTTCTTAAGAACGTGTTTTTTAAGCTTTTTGGCCATCCCTGTAAATCGAGAGTAGTCACTATACACCTCATACAATCGCCTCTTATAGGAATTCTTGTCAGAGTACGCCCATTGAGATCCGCGTTGCAACACACCGTCCCAAACAACGGGTTCGGGAATAGGTGCAAGGTTGTAATCAACTGTTGCAAACATAGGCTTATTCCTTGTTTTGCCTTTTTTATCTTTCACGGGCATACAAAGAAAATCCAAATGGCCACTCCATTCAGGAGCAACCACAGGCAGACCAGAGTAAGCAGCTTCAAAAAGGGGCAGCCCGAAGCCTTCGCCGTGAGTCAACGATACAATTGCTTTAATCTGTGGATGCACATAGAGAGCGTGAATTTCTTCTTCTTTCATATTGCCATGAACAAGATGGATCTTGCACTGACAGTCTGGTACACTAGCGTGCAGGTTTTTAAGGTGCTCTTTGACTCCCTGTCTATCCTGATAGCTATTATTAATTTTAAAAGCTTTCAGAACAAGACCAACATCAGGGTTGTCTTTAAATTCTTCCAAGAACCACATAACAGTCTCATCTAGAGCTTTTCTAGGTCCCCATTGAGCTACTGCCAAGAAATTAAACTTTGTTGAGAACTCAATATTTAGGTCTTCTGTTTTTTTATTCCTCACAGGATAATGGACAATATCGATAGGAGTTGTACAGCGAGCAACGAACTGCTCATTAGTGTCGTTGTTAGTGGCCTCATAAGTAGTGTTTTCATAAACGGTCTTGGAGTGCTGGGATATGGTAATGATCTTATCCATATTCCAAGCCTTTTCTAACCACTGAGGGGCTACCATTGTAGTTTCAATCCCAGCAGTAACACCTATATTTATATCAGCATACTTTTCCCATTCGTTAGGTATGGTCACCTGCAAAGACATATCAAATGTACCTTTTTCAGCTTTATATCTTTGGGTTTTGTCAACGATACTATCGATCCATTTTCGCTCTTCATTGTCTTCGACTTCCCAGCCAGTATTTCCCCAACCAGTTGGATCGGCGTAGATATCGAACAATCTTCCTTCATATTTTCTCAATGCACGCAGCAAAAATCGTGCGTGTTCACCATAACCCGAGCGGGTCAAAAATGGACCTTTTACAAATACTTTTTTCATCCTATTTCACTTAACTCCCATCGTTTATAACCTTTTCGATTAGACCAGGACCCGTATTTTTCGTGGACCCCTAACAGTAGATCAACCCATTTTTTATGAAAATCTTCAAAGTTATAATTCTTTTCAATATGTTGACGACCTTTCTTGCCCAATTCTTTAAGTTCTTCGGGTGTCTTGTTATACATATCTAAAAACGCTTGGACGACTACCTCTTTTGAAAGCCTATCTTCATAGATATAAGGTACGTCTTGAGAGCCAATGATGGCTTTTGATACTGGATCTAGGCCAATGCCGAACCAATCTTCCCCATCAGTTACCTGTTCTTGGAGGCCACCTGTCATATTAACAATAATAGGAGTTTCGCAAGATAAAGATTCTAAAGTGGCGAGGCCGAAGCCTTCAGCATCAGATATGTTGACAGTGCAATCTGCCATATTGTAAAGCATAGCAAGCTGGTCTGGTGGGAGCTTCTCTTTTGAGATAAATACCTGACCGTTGTCTAATCCAAGCTCTTTAACAATCAATTCTAGATCTTGGCCGTGTACATCTTTAGGATCTGTGTGGAGTAAAAGTGTAGCGTTATCGTGGCCCACTTTATCCAAGAACTCTTTAAACCAAAAGATCAAACTTCCACTTTGTTTGCGGCGGGCATTTCGATTATTCCAGAAAAACACAAATCTATCGCTTTTTTCTCCCACCTTTGACAAATGAGCTTCTTTAAAATTCTTTACAGCTTTATCATCTAGTTTCTTAAAAATCTCAGAATCAACTGCGTGGGGCAAATAATGAGATTCTATATCTGGAGCTACTTTTTGAACGATATCGTAAGTAAGCCTAGAAATACAAGCGATAACATCAGTCGAATTATAATATTTTGCATTAAATTTGGGGGCCGGATAATTGTCCCATACGTGATAATATATCATCGGGCACAAAGTTCGGACCTCATCTTCGATATCCCAAAGCCACGTAAAGAATCTGGGATCGGTCATAAACCACAACATATCAGGTCGCTGTTGTCTCATAAAAGAGCGGATCATATCGGAATTACCATATCCGTCTACTGGGAAGATTACAAAATCATCGCCCCATTCTTGAGTTTTTTGCGGTTTGTAATCTTGATGTTTGATTGCGCCGCCGAAACACGTAAACCTAAATTTACCTGTTTTTAACAATCCCTCAATAACATAGCGTGTCTGTGTTCCGACGCCCGATGGGCTCATAGGATGGTCAGACAAGACCAACACATTAATTTTTTTATCCAAAATTGTTCCTCACTTACAATGCTTAGTATTAAAAAACTCGCATCGAGAACAGGATAACCTGTTCTTAACAAAAAGCTTTGAATCAATATTATAAAGCGCTTTTTGCAATAAGTTAAGGGCATTTTTGGTTTTTTTAGGGCCGCTGGTTACGCGGAACAACTCTATGAAGTCTTTTTTGGCCGTTCTCTTGACCAAAGCAAAGTGAGTTTCTATGTTCTTTGGCTCAATATTGTACTTCTGTGCATAGTACTTCTTATAATATGTTAATTGGTACGTAATCATCGGATCGGAACGTTTCCTTGCGTCCCAGCCCCAACTACAAGTTTTCCAATCAATAATATGAATTTTACCATCAGGCGTCTTTACGACGAGATCGATGAAGCCTTTGAACTGATATGGGTTATCTTCATACTCCACAATATCTTCAAAGATATCTTCTTCAGCTTTTACAATTTCAAACTCTCCAAAGTATTCTTTCAAGGCGTCTGAAGAGAGACTTGCGAGGACTTCTCCTTGTACTTTTAAATCGGTGACAAGCTCTTTTTTTAACTCTGTCCCTTTCTCTTTAAGTTGTAAAAGCTCTTCAAGGAAATTCTCTTTAAAGCGTATGTGGAGATCTTTTGTCTCTTCATTGTTTTTAAGACAATTGGCAGTATGCTCATATACTTCGTGTATGGCCTTTCCAAAGGCTGTGTATTCATTACCATTAAACAACCTAAGTCTGTCCAAATAGGTTAGTTTATGGTAGTAAGCGCACTGATCCCACGCTTTTAATTCTGAGAATGAAATATGAGGCATATTATCTATCTGATCGACGTTTCATCGTTTTAGTAGTTTTTTGTGTAGGAAGCGGCGTAGGTTCTTTTTTATTGTCTTTAACCTTCGGGCTTGCTTTCTCTTTAGAAACGACAGGTGTGTCTTCTTTTTTGGCTTCAACCTTTGGTGGCTCGGGTTTCTTCTCAGAAGCTTTTTTAGCGGGTGGTGGAGTTTTTTTCTCAACACGAGGAGCGGCTTTGGGAGACGCCTTTTTATAAAAAGTATAAGTTCCACTTGTTTCTCCTCTCATATTTCTTAAATTTGGGCCGGAACCTTCGCCCAATTCGTAACCTAATGATTCTAAACGCATTCTTACATATTCAGTATTGACGCGAATATCCAGGGCCGTTTGACCTCCAGAACCTCCGTGCTTAGGTAATGTCACATCAGCAATTATTTGTTCTTTCTCTTCTCTTAATCGTATTTCAACACTCATTTTGCTACTCCATATTGTTAAGTTCTTCTAGTACCTTATAAAGTTGAGGACTTGCCTCTCTAATATAATCACCATTGTTTAAATAGTAATCTTCAAAACCAGTTGCAAAATACTCTCTTAAGGAAGTGACAGCATAAGGATTAATAAAAAGACCTATTGTTAATGATTCTATTATATCGTAGCCGACATCTTTAAGCAAGAAAAAATCAAACTTTTTTCGATATTGCGGGTTCTCAAAATCATAAAGGTGAGTGTCGTAGTTCATATAGCGCAATAATCTTTCTAATTTTTTGCGCTTGCCGAGGAATTCTTGTTCAATCTGCCCATTTAAATAAAGCTCGCTGCCATAATGTTCTTCTACTGCGTGGGCCAGTTCGTGAATTATATCGTCAATGATATCGTCATCGTTTGTTTGATCATTAGTTAGATATATGGTTCCATCCGAATACATAGCATTTATATGTCGGTCTTCTAACTTTTGATATTTACCAATACGTACCGATTCTACTAGTTCTAAAATGTAGGGAGGGACGCGCTCATTGATAAACAAAAAGACGTTATTAAGATCAATAGTGTCAGGCAGCGGGGCATCTATAAAAACTTCAATACTAGAAAAATTATGATATTTAGCCTGCTGCTGCCTTTCTCTATGAGCTTCTTTAATCAGTTTTTGTATCGGATTGTTCATCAGTGTCTTGGGGCTCCTGTTCAGATAAATACTCTTCATAGGCTTTTTGTCCAGTTTCTACGTCAGTTAAAGCTTGTCGATAGCCTCTAATCCAATTCTCTTCAGCAACAACTGCTAAAAATTCTGGAAATTCTTCAGCCACTGTATTAACAATCATTTGTACTGTTACTTCATCTTCATCGGGTTCTGTCTTATCTCCCACATAGGTAACAAGCATCTCTTTAAGAGGTGTTTCGCCGTCAACGGTTTCCTCTAATTGTGGGTTTTGATCTTCTAGTAACATTTTAATAATCTCCTGTTATGCCCCTTATCGTAACATTTTTTGGGCATTTTGTTAAATTATAAAACTTTGGCCGCTAATGTGGCAACTTTAGATCGTTCTCCCTTTGTCAGAGAAATATGACCGGCAAGATCAAAATCCTTAAATTTTTCAATTGCATAAGTCAATCCATTTGAAGTTGAATCTAAAAATGCATTATCAATTTGTTCAACATCTCCAGTTAAAATAATTTTAGTATTTTCCCCAACTCGGGTCACAATGGTTTTTAATTCGTGAGGACTTAAATTTTGTACCTCGTCGATAATAACATATGCGTTAGAAATGGAACGGCCTCGAATATAACTCAATGCTTCGATTTCAATTGTGCCGTCATCGTATAAGTGTTCAATATTTTTAGTGTTTCCGCTCATTAGGAAGTCCAAGTTATCTTGAATTGGCATTAACCAAGGGCGCATTTTTTCTTCCAAAGTGCCGGGTAAAAATCCAATATCTTGGGAGCCCATAGCTTGTACTGGCTTTGATACTATTAATTTTTTATATATGTTCTTTTCTAAAACTTGTTCCAATCCAGCGGCCAAAGCAAGGAGAGTCTTCCCTGTGCCAGCTTTGCCTGTTATTGTTACAATAGGAATATTTGGATCGCTTAATAAATCTAAAGCAAATTTTTGTTCCTTGTTGCGAGGATGGACGCCCCAAGCTTCATTTTTATAATCGTTAATATTAACAATTGGTGATTGATAATTTGTAAACTTTGCAAGAGCAGTCTTCTTTTCATTCTCGTTCGAAACTAACATAATATATTGATTGGGGTAAAAGCTTCCCTCATCAGGCTCAAGGGATAATTTTTCTTTTCCAATATAAAACTGGTCAATAAATTGGTCATCTACCAAGTGAGTAGCAATACCTGAGAATAGTTCATCGTGTGTGTCAATAAGTTTATTAGTCTTGTATTCTTCGCTCGGGAAACCCAGCGAATCACATTTAACGCGCATATTGATATCTTGAGTAACAAGAATCACTTTTTTTCTTTTGTATTTTGCTTTTTCTTTTAAAGCTGTGGAGATGATTTGATTATCTGCATCCTCTTTTTCGAGGCCATCTGGCATATAGATAGGGTCAAAGGCCCTAACAGATAATTTGCCGTGGCCATCAGGGATTTTTACTCCTGTGTGTAAATCGCCGTGGGCTCTCAAATCATCCAAAATGCGGATAAAGTGTCGAGCGTTTGCGCCGACGCCATCTTGACGTTTTTTATGCTTGTCGATCTCTTCTAACACCTTCAATGGAATGATGATATCGTGATCTTTAAAAGTGAATAAAGCCGTTGAATCAGCCAAATGAACATTGGTATCCAACACATATGTTTTTTTCATTAATCATCCTTGCTTAAATTAAATGAACCAAAAAGTTACACCTTATATATATTTACTTTAAGATGAGAGTCTCGTTAATCATATTTTTTCTTTCTATAATATTTAGCTCCTGTAGTAAGAATAATGACAATAATTTTATAAATGCTCGTGATTCATTTGTAAATGTAATAATTGAAGAAAAGGTTACGATATGCGATGAGGGCGCCTGTTATCAAAGAACTTTTAAGGCGTCAAGTAGTGGCGTAGTTGTTATGTTTAAAAATAACAAGGTGGTTCTAACAGCAGGACATTCCTGCACTCCAAAAGATCCTAAAGAGATGCAAAAGCATGTTGATGGTGACATAAAGATCGAGGTTGCAATGTATGGGTATGATATCCACAAGATGAAGCATCTTTTTGAAGTTGAGAAAATCGACATCGGAGAAGATATATGTGTTTTATCTGCTAACACGCTTTGGCAAGATGCTGTTCCGGTGGCTACTAAAATCCCGAAATACAATGAGAAGCTTTATAATTTTGCTGCTCCTCACGGTATTTTTACAAACCATATGGTTCCATTATTAACTGGATATTATGTAGGACAAAGAAGCGAAATGGCCGCTTTCACGATACCAGCAGCAGCAGGTTCTTCGGGATCTATGATACTGAACAAGAAGGGGCAATTAGTGGGGATGATCCATTCAGTTCATAGTGAATTTAATCATTTTGCACTGTCACCTACTCTAGTTTCTTTAAAATATTTTTTAGAAATCAGTAACAAAGAAAGAGTAGACTATTTTATTCAAAACATAGAATCATCAAGCATACTTCCGTAGTCTTGGCGGCCAAGGCGGGAATCAAGCACTTTTTGATAAGATTGATAAAGAGCAGATAACCTACGGCCAGCGTCGATGGGTCCGTCGTATTGCCTTTTTAATTCGTACTCATCTTCTTGGAGAGGAGGGAAAGACGGTTTAAGTTCCCAACGGCCTGATAGCGATTGTTCTACGGTTCCAATCGAGCGGCCATCTACTATAATTTCAGTTTTGTAAGAATCTATTTTAGTAAACTTGGTAACTGTTTTATCTTTCTTTTTCTTCTTAAGATAAGAGTCCAACATTTGCTTACTTTTCTTTTTCATTTTCCGTGTTTCCTATGGCCATCGCGACGATTTCTCCAGCAGATGGTTGAAAATTCTTGCCTAAAAAGAAGAGCATTCCTATGCCAAGTTCTTTGCATACTTCAACTTCGGGAGTGTTATCGATGGTGCGGCCACCGCCGTTTCCAAAAAAGTCCGGTTTTAATTCTCTAAGAGTTGTGCAAACAGTTCCATCTTCATCTTCAGCGGGCACGACGCTAACGACGCCAGGGATTTGCATAAGAATGCTTCTCCTTTTTCTAAAAGGAAGGAAGTTTTTGCCGTCCCATCTTCTTTCAGCGCACCATTTATCGCTATTAAGAATTATAACCACATCTCCCAATTCAGTTGCTTCTTGAATCATTGCTATCTGTCCTCTGGTTGGCGGATCAAAGCCTCCGCTTAGGACAATAGTTGGTTGTTTCACATCCATTTTGGTTTTCTACCTCTAGTTACATATAGCCAATAACATTAAAAGGATACCACAAATCATGCTAAAATTTAAAATGTATTTATTCAGCTTAGTCAGTTTATTGTTCCTTGTTTCCTGCTCATCTTGCAGTCACATCCCTATCAAAAGTCAGTACAAGTTAGGCGATTTGATCAATATCGATTCAATGGTTAAAGTTGAATCGGTATATATTATTGAGCACTGTATTGGTGAAAGTTGTAATACATATAAAATGATGTCTACTTCTTCAGGATCGGCTGTTGCTAAATCTGAAGGCGGCAAATACATTTTAACAACAGGCCATACTTGCAATCCTGCATTTGGCGTCCCTTATGGACTTACAAACGTCAAGGTCACGCAACACACATTTGTTGTTGACTCAGAGGGCAAGAGGCACGCTACAGTAACTGTTGATTTTGATCAATCACAAGATGTGTGTATACTGCACTCTAAAACCTTGGATGTGCCGCTATTGCCAATTGCTTGGGATGATGCGCCAGATGTGGGAGACAAAGTATATAATTTTGCCGCTTCCCTTGGTGTATTTGGAGAAAAAACAATCCCTGTTCTTGAAGGAAGATATTCCGGTAAATATTGGGGGATGTCTCTGTACACAATTCCTACTATTGGAGGAAGCTCAGGGTCACCGATATTCGATGTTCGTGGCAGATTAATTGGTATGATTCACTCGGTACATAGTCGATATCATCATTTGTCGTTTGGGCCGAGGCACAAGGACCTAATGAAATATATTAAAATGAACACTTCTCACAATGTTCCAAGAGGCATTCGAACTGAGTGGACAGATATTCCTGAAAAGAAATCAAAGAAGATTTATCTTGATGAAGTAGGGCTTAAAAAATACCTAGACAAAATTAAAACTCAAGAATGTGATTGCGAAGGTCCTGAGTGTTTATCTAAATGTATTAACTTTAAGTAACGATCTCATCTACAAGGCCATATTTTAAACACGTTTTGGCATTCCACCATAAATCGTGCTTAAGCATTTTAGCAAGTTCTTTTTGAGGAATTTTGGTATGCTTCATATAGATATCTTTAATGGTTTTCATTAAGAGTTCATTATTAGTCATATCATCCTTTAGTTCCTCATACTTACCCCAGGCCCCAGCAGATAGTTGATGTATAAGCATAAAAGAGTGCTCGTGTATCATTCGATGCTCACCCACAACGCTCATCATTGTTGCTGCTGATGCGGCACAACCATCAATGACAGTTGTGACCGGGACTTCCGATGTCCTAATATAATCAACGGCTGAAAAGCCAGCAAAAACGCTACCTCCATAGGAATTGATATGAAGGTATAAATCTCCAATAGCTGTGGATTGTAGAGCATTCGCTTTATTCAACATATTGATTTCTAGATTCTTTAAAGACTTATTCAAAGCAAGAATTTTAGGACGAGTAACTTCTGAGTAAAAATATATTCTATTGTTAGCTGAAGTTACTTGATCTTTTTCTGAGTTACCACCAGCTTCATCTCCCCCTCGGGTGGCATTGGGTTGTTCGTCCGAATCTACTTCGGAAATCCACTTAGTTGAAATCATCTTATTCCTTTATTTCTTTTTTAGTTCAGTAACGATTTTAGTCATATCAGATTCGATCTTTCGAACGACATTAGCAAGCTCGCTTTGCAAAGCTACCATTTCATCACGCAAACTACTGATTCGTGTAGAAATGTGATTTACTTTTTCTTCAAGTTTCTTTGTAGACATTTTATCTCCTTTTTTTTGGTACACCTGACAGGATTTGAACCTGTGACCCACGGCTTAGAAGGCCGTTGCTCTATCCAACTGAGCTACAGGTGCGTATACTCATTCAGAAGCAACACTTTCCAAGTATCTCTCCAGCTTTTAACGTTAGTAATCTGATGTCGATACTTTGATTGTTTTATTGCAGAAGCAAGGGCAAAGTCGTTTCCTCCAGGCTCAGTTCGGTCACCAAAAAAATTGATGACCGTGTTATCACAGATCATATCATTAGATTCCAGATATGTTAAGACTTGAGATTTATCTTTGCCAGGATTAAAGATATCAATGCTAATCTCGCCTCCGACTACGGCAGTAATCTTATCTTCATATTTGGTATTTAAAACTGATGTAAACAACCTTCTTTCACTTTCTTTCTTATCAAATAAAGAATATTCTTTACGATCCTCTTGAGTGGCGTTGCGACCGACGACGGAAAAATTAATCATCCCTATGCGGTCTTCAATGTGATTCCCACGACGCTTAGGATATTTTGAAGAAAGAATCTTTTCTTTTAAATCTTCTCGGAGGCCATCAGGCTCAACAAAATCGTTTTGATAGATTTGCTTTCCATATTGATAGAAACAATTGCCCATACAAGTAAAGACGCCGTGGACAGTTTTAAGGACACTTTCGGGTAATTGGGCCTTAATCTTCTCAAAATCGCTCCCAGAAGCAAGATAAACTTGATGTTTTGAGGCAAATTCTGTAAAGAATGAAGCAAAATTTGGATGTACAAGCTGACGAGGTGGGGTAAGAGTCCCATCAACGTCAAAGATGTATATTTCTTTTATTTTAGCGGTTGAATTCATTTAATAACACCAAGTTCTCTTTGCACCAGTCAAAAGTCTGGACTCTGACATCTCCTACCTCCTTGTAAAATAAGGTAGCGTTCTTCTTGCGATAATCTACGTTCATCAAGACAACACGCTGAGTTGGAGTGTTTTTACAATAATATTCACGCAGGGGTTTTAGATCCTCGTCTATCATTTTAACCTAACAAAAGCTTAAGTTGCTTTTCGTCAATCTTGACTGCGCGGCCTTTCGCTTTTCCTTGCTCTTGTAAAATTTCTTCGTGTTGAAGTTCAGCAAGAAATGGATATTTTTCAAATACTTGCTTCAGCGTTAAATTTTGGGCTGCTTGTATTTCTTTTATTTTTTCGGTTATTATTCCCATTTTTAGTCTCCTTGGTAGTAAAAGCAGGGTCCTTGCGATATTTCACAATAAAGCGGCCATCGGCCTTTCGCTTTACCTTGGTCTGCATATTTTCTTGTTTCTTCTTTACCCACTCTTCTTTTAATTTTTCAACTCTGGTCAGAGCTTCCAAATGTGTAGAACAAACATTGTCATTTGTCCACTTTGGGCCTGGTTTTATTTTAGTTGTCGTAGTTTCTTCGCTCATTTAAAACTCCAATTATAATATAAATTCGTTAAAATCAATTTTCTTCTTCATAGCCAGTTGAACAAGTTCATACTGAGTTGCTTCTTTGTTGAATTTGATTTTTCTTCTTTTCAATTCTTTTTTTAAGCACGCTCTTTCTTCAAAGGATGAAAAAAGTCCCTTATGAACAAGAAGCCCGATAAGGTCTCGTCGCTTAATCTGCTTTTTCTTTAATAAGTTATTGTCTTGTCCAAGAAAGTGTTTAGACTCTTCTAAAATTTGATCTTTAGTAAGCATTGTTACCTCTTTGAATTATTTACAGTCATTGATACAAGGGCATTCTTGTTCAGCATTACTTGGCTTGTCTTGATCACCGTACCATCTTTTTTCAACAGCATCTCTTTGACATTCTTGGTATGAGATAGCCACTCCCAAGAACATCAAGATTATACTACATATGAAACCAAGTTTTAATAGTTTATCTTTTGTTTCCCATTTCATAGCATTTATCTCCTTTAATATTAGTCATAATTAGACTAAAGTCAAGCTATTTCGAATGTTTATCGGCAATAGAACTAGCAGCAAAGGCATCTGGCTTGACCTTACACTCGAAGCCGACACCTCTGGCATAACCAATAAGCATATCAGCATATGAGCTTGTTTTGGCTTTCTTGTCTGAGGAAGATATATCTAAATGTATTTCAATGTTTGCTTCTGGGCATTCGTTGTGCAGCCTCAAAGACAGTTGAACTGATTTTTCGACTTCCAATGTGATTCGCTCCAGAATTGTTGGAAACTTGTAAGCATTGAATCTTGTTTTTTTAAAAAAATAACGACCTCCAGTCTGACTCTCTGCTCCGTGCAAGCATATAACTGTCGAAAAAATACATTCTCTTCGTTCTACGTGACTGTCAGTCCCAATGAATATTGTCCCTCTATTTTGAGTGTGTATGCGAGCAAACTTCAAGATTTCGTGATAAGTTATTTCAGGTCCAGATCCGCAGTACCAATCCGACACTATTTGGCTCCTGAGATAACTTCTAAATTCTCACAGAACTCCCATCGTGTAAAAGTCTTCTGGCCATAATTCCATCTGACTTCTACGATATATCGAACATTATCATACACACCCACAACTCCATATGCTGTGATTACACGCTTAGGTTCGTTAAGCACGATGCCGTGATACTTCTTCAAAGTCAGCTTGTGCTTCAAACAAACAAGGTTTCCAGTAGCGATATGTGTAGGTGTAAGGTCGTTCCACAAATAGGGAATGATGTGATCAGTCAAAAAAGAATCAAAACGAAAATAGGCCCTATAATACAGGTTACGTACTTTTTCTTTTACTTTTTTTATGGGTTGGCTTAGATTCATATTTTTTTGACCTGACTGTGGAGGCAGGTCTCGAACCTGCAACCCCCTGGTTAACAGCCAGGTGTACTACCAGTTGTACTACTCCACACTAAGAAACATCTGATTATAACTAGTAGAGGTGCTGAAGTCAATAAAGAAATATTTCTTACTGAGTAAGTTCTTAGAAGAATTAGAGAATTAATTTATATTAAAAATAAGAATTTACTTACTTAAAGAAATATGTTATTATTTATATATCTTAAGATAAGTTATTAAAAATATTAAGTTTTATTAAAATATTCTTTAATTCTAAACTTCTTAATTAATTGAAGAAATTCAATTCTAGATAAACCTAAGAAACTAGCTGCTTCTCCATTAGTTCTAGCAGCACTATAGACATATTTTAATACTGCATCTTTAGCAATATTAGGTAAGTCTTGCCAAATCTTTAGTCCATAGAGATTATTGTTAACTGATCTTGCAGCTAACTCTAACTTCAAACCAATTATATCTTCCAAGGTAAGATTAGAAAGCATAATTTCAAATTCGTCGTTAGATTTAGCTTGATTTTTAAGTTTGTTGGAGATAGAATAGTATTGGCCTTCTTTCTTCTTGGGGTTATATCGAACCCTCTTCTTGTACCACATTACAGGCCTAATTCATCTTCTAGACGTTCATCATCTATTTCAACTTCTTCACTACCAGTGTCATCTAATTCGGTTTCTTGTCCGAGTTCTTCATCGCCACCTTCATCTGGAATAATATCAGGAACTTCAGGAACAGCTTCAAGTTCAGTCTCAAACTTATCAAAATACAAATCAAGATTTTTTAACAAATAATCAAAAAATAGGTCTTGGTCTTGGTCATCAGAAAGAACATCATATGCGTCAACAATTTGATTTTCAACTTTCTTAAAAGCTTCAAATGCAACATTGCGGCCAGTTAAATTCTGTCCTTCAACTCCAAAATCTTCTCTCTCGTCAGGTTCTTCAACCTCTTCAGGTTCTTCTTTATCGTCTTCAATGTCAATAAAAGCGGGATCAGGATCATCAGAAACATTAATATCAATTTGTTCCTCAAGTTCAGTGTCCTCTTCGGCGTCCATTTTGTTTAGTTCTACTGGTTTAAGAGACTTCTCAGCGGCAGCTAAAATATGGGCACGAAAACTATTGCGTTGTTCTACGCTAGTTGTAAGTTTTTTGTAATCATCTTCCAAAGAAGGAATGATCTTTTTAAGCAAATCTTCAAGAACGTTAATACCAGTAGATCTTTCAGGAGATACTTCAACATCCGGTACACCAACTTCTGTGATAAGTTTCCTGATTTGGTTCCTCAGTTGTTTCTCTTCATTGAGGGATTCAACAATTTTTTGTTTCTCTTCCGTAAAGAGATCTCTAATCCCCTCACGAATAACTTTTCTTAATTTTAGTTCTTCATAGAACTCGTGTCGATCAAAATTCATCTACTGGTTCTCCTTGTTAAGCAGCGTGTCCAAGATCATTTCAGCCAGCGCTTCTTTGTCAATTTTCTTTTTTTTCTTCTTCTTCTTAGGTTCTACGGGCAAAATCTTAGGTTCTACGGGCAAAAAGCTGGTGCTTTTGCCTTTCATATCTGTTGCATTTGCAGTGTCGCGGTGAGGGTTATCAGACTCTTTTTTAACTACCCTTAAGGGGGCGCTAAAGCCGCCATTGCTTCCCCCTGAGCCTGAAGAAGTTTCTTTTTTAACGTGTTTGTTAGAGCACGCTTCTTCATATAGCTCTTTTTGGAGCTTGTAATGTTCTTCTTCTATCATTTGTTTTATTTGATCAATAGTCATTATAACATAACCCTCTAAATATTAAATAGTTCTTTTAACCTTTAGTCACTTGATAAATGGAGTTTCTTTGTCTCAAAAAAGCTGGACCTGGAATGGCCGTAGCAAATGGTAGCTGCTGGACATTTCTGTCTTTTTGATTAACTCCAACCTCAGAAGCTCTAATAACAAAGTCTTCGCCCACAGGATATTCATTTCCTCTTTTATCGATAAACCAAGGTTTATTAACAGTAATATAAGGTACATTAACTTCCGATGACCCTTGAGCGTTGACATATCTTGATGTTGCACCTGGAGACGAATTTAAATAATCGTTATCATATTCCACCCAGGCTATCGTTATGTAACGTTTTGTTATCAAGTGATATTTTATAAGTTGGTCATTAGTCAGCGGAATATGATTCCATCCAGCGGAAGTAATATTGTAAGGAGAACCGGTCATATACACAGCGCCAACAGAGAACTGGACTGAGTTCCACGCATTACTTGCAGTCCAACCACTCCAAGGATTTGCAAAATTGGTATAGTCTACGCTAATAGCTACAGTTTTCAAAGAAGCAACTCCAACAAAAGCGGACACATAAAAACTTGCTACAACTGACCCGTCGATTCGACTAAGATTTTCTGGTACTTCAAATTGTAAGAATCCTCTTTGAAGGCGATAAGCGCCTGCATATTTAAGACCAATACTCAACTGTCCTATAGAGTCACCTGTGGCTGCACCGCTTCTCGCATCAGCCCAAGACATAGCTACCCCTTCAGCAAAGCCAGTTTGATTAGTAATCATAGTCTTTACAAAAGGCTGTCCTATACCGCTAATTGGATAATTGGCCATTATTTACACCACTCTTTAACCAGCTTTTCATAAAGCTGTTCGGTTTTGATGCCATCTTCATAATCACGAAAGGTTATATTTCCTATAAGATAGGCTTCTTCTTCCATTTTTCTTAAATGTTCATCTGTTTGTGCATAGCCTTCTTGGGTTGTAAAATCACCATCAAACTCACCACGGCAGTTTTGAGTGTGATGCACCAACTCGTGAGACAAAGATCGAAGTAAATCTTTGTGATGTCGGCCATCAACATAAAGCACAATCTTCATTTCAGAAGGCGAGTAGTGAGCGGTCTTTCCGAAGTCTTTTTCAGAGTTTTCTTTGTCGGAATGAAGCTCAACCACGACAGGCTTATTAAAACCAAGTCTTTCTTGAGAGAAAGGAAAAAATTCCTTAATCATTCTTTCAAGCCTTGTTAATACAACGCCAGATTTATTGTTTACGGAACATTTCATTTAGTTTTTGAGCGATTTCATTATCAGCCCATCCTCGTCTTTTAAGTTGTCTTTTCAGGATATTATTGACATTTTGGAGCATTTTCTGTTGTTCTTTGGGATCTAGTTTGGAAAATTTTTCAATAAATTCCATATCTTCTGCACCACCTTTCAAAGCGTAGTTGTACATAATAGTTCCAATTAGGCCGTACTGTTTACCCTTAAGTCCTTTAATCAATTCTTTTTTGTCAAATTTCTCTTCAGTCTTAGCAAGAGGAAGATCGTCCATTTTTTGTTTGACGATATCCTTGCCTTGCCCAAGAATAAACCAGTTTTGAGCTTTTTTAACCCAAGAGCCACCATCTTTAAGTTTTTGTTTAAATACACCTTTTTGATAGAGTTCATCAGAACCTTCAGGAGCTTTTCCAAGTTTTAAAGCCTTCTTGAATGCAATAACATCCTCTTTGGTTTTCAAAGTTCCCAAAGTTTTAGTTAAGCTGTCAATCAGGTCTCCTTCTTGAGCACTTCCTTGGAAACGTCTGGTCGCGCTTCCTATTCTCCTCGCTTCGGGATCTTCACCACGAGCTTGCTTTCTTCTTTGATTTTTTTCTGATTTTTTCGCTGCTGCCTGCCTTTGTTTTTTGGTTCTTTTTTCTTGAAAAATATCAAATGCTTCCATTAAAACACTTTCAGCAATGTTTAAACCTTTAGCTTTCAAACCTTTCTCAAGAGCTTTGGTAATCTTTTGCACTGCTTGTTGAGGCAGGCCCAAGTTTTTAATCATATAGGACTGCAAAGGCATTTCGGTGGTGCCTTTTTCATTTTTCAAGGCAGGATTATCTTTTTGCTTTTTAAACACAGAAAGAGGTGTGTCTTTTTCAGGTTTGCCTTTTGCATCTTCTGGCGCTTCTCTGTCAGCACCTTGCTTTTGATCAAAGTGATTCATCAGCTTATCATATTTATCTTGATACTCATCTTGATACTTCTTCTTCAGAGTTTCGTCATCAGTCTGCTCAGCTTTCTTAAGCAAAGACCCTAGAAAGGCTTTAACTTTACCATCCCACTCGGCACGGGACTTGGCCTCGTCCCTTTCCATTAAGATTAGAAGAGCTTCTTCCAAGACAATCCGTTTTAATTCGATATCCATTCGTAAATCCTCAAAATGATATAATAAATAGTTTACTGTCTAGGAACCGCCGAATCCGACAGGCGCGTTACCTCTTTTATAAGAAGGTTTCTCTAGATAAGGCCCACTGTTGGGTTCGCCGCCCATACCAATCAACCTTTTTTTAGCACCAGGGTGACTGCGAGTAACATCTTGTTGATAATCCTCTTCCAGTTCTTTTTTGAACTTTTTCCAATGTTCATCATAATCGCCATTCATCGACATTGCCTTATCATAAGCCTTTGTGGCCAGATCAGACATCTTTTTAAGATACCCATTTCTTCGGAGCACTTTGAAGGACAAGTTCTCAACGGAAAACTCACCACCCGTGTCAAGACCAGCTTTCCTAAACTTTCTCAATTTCTCCCTCATTTTTTCTACATATACTATAGTTTTTTCATAATCCCTGTCACAATACATCTCACAGGCTTTATCAATCTCTGCCATAAGAAAATTTGCTTTAGCATTAATACTTTTGAAGTCAATTTTGGGATCTATTTGGGAGGGCTCAATGTCCCAATCATCGTCAAGGATCGAATACACGGCTGTAGCAGCGTGTGGCTCGTTTGTATCTTGAACATATATCTCAACTTCGTGCCCGTGGATCATAATATCGTGTTTTTTGTTCCAAACTGCCTGTTTTGCCCTAAAATAGTCCTTTAAAGTGTCCTCATCGATCTCTAGTTTGTCAAAATCAACCAAGATGTGTAGATCAACATCGGAAAATTCAGACCAATTATAGTTGGATAAGGACCCTGTAAGGGTAATATCTTCCAATTCAATACCCTCTATTTCAAGGGAATTAAAGAAATCTTCGGCAATTTCGAGCAGTTTTTCACGTACTTTGGGCTCTAACTCGTTGTTTTCATTCCAAAATCTGGGATTTAGCTCTTTTTTGACGATAAAGCTTGATAAATCATAGTCTTTTGAGTCATTTAAGAAGGTTTTCCACGTTTTATTCATAATTTAGTGCATTCCTGCGAGTACAGACTCGTCAATATGGCCACAACGGTCGCATTTTACGATTTGAACCGGAAAAACGACCTCCTGACCAGTGGGAGACATAATAGCGCTTATTTTTTTGATTCTAACAAGCTGAGTAAAGTAAACTCCACTACATTCAGGGCAACAAACATCATCAGCATCTGTAATATCAATAACTTTCTTCATTTAAACACCTTTTCCTTGGCAGTATCGTATAATTGTGGCAAAAAACTCTTCTTTAACTTCAATAATCTTTCAAATTTAACTCTATCACGCGCATCTGTATAAAGTGCAGTCGGTTTTTGTATCTGGCCATCAATCAATTGATCGGAAAAGTCATAAAATTTAGATTTGGGGGTCTTTCCAAACACTTGACTGATTGTCAAGATAAAAATAATTACAAAAAGAACAACTTTTTTCATTCATAGCTACCTCACTGTATTAAATAGCTTTTTAATTCTCTTTTTTACAACTGGAACTACATCATAATGATCTAAATCTTCTTCGTTGGCCCAAAGCCAGCCCGTATGTTCGTTATTTAGACGAATTTTTCCTTCAAATTCCGTGACAATGTAATAATGTAGATGACCATCAGACTCAAAGTGTTCCATATTGATCACATCAAGCTGAGTTTCCTCTTTTAACTCACGAATAGCGCCTTTTTCAAAATCTTCTCCGATTTCAATATGACCACCAGGAAGAGCCCATTGCTTTGGAGCCCACGCCATCCAATCTGACCTCTGTAAGATTAATATCTTGTCGTCTTTAAGTACATATACCTGTGCTACTTGATCAGAATCGTTTGGGTCTCTCCAAGAAGAACTATCTACTTTCATTTTTCTCCTCAAACTCTCTTTTAACGTCCTTGTTGATTGGAACTGGATCTCCGTCGCCATCAATTCTTACAAAAGTCATATCCGTCGTGCATACAATCTTTTGAGAACCGTTATATGGACTGTGCCTACGGGCTTCTAACTTGATTGTTACAGAAGTGTTACCAAACCTGACTACGTGGCCATAAATTTTAATTATTTGCCCTGGCCTTACTGGCTTCCTGAAAATAACTTCGGTAATTTTAACAGTGACTACTCGTGGAGTCCCTGAGACTTCGGCTGCGAAGGCCGCTCCGGCTTCATCAAGCCACGAAAGCATCACACCACCAAACAAATTGCCGTGAAAACCAACATTTTGTGTTTTACATACGTGCGTAGAAATTAAATTCATATTAAGAAGCGTCAAACTTCTTATAGAATACCACAACATCCACTATTGGTTCAGTGCTAATTCCGTTATCTGAATAAACTAATTTCACATCGGCAGTCGAAGAAAGAAGCATTGTAGCCCGACCAGCCGGGAAGCTTGGATCAACGTTACCTAACACATACTGTGTCCCTGCTGCGACGCCTTGAGATGGATTTGATATCAAACTCAATCCACTAGGAAAGGAACTTCCTTTAATATTGTTGGTTTGCGAGTTCGCAGTTAAAGCAACATTCTCAAGATTGTGAGATGTACCAACACCAGGAGTTTTAATCGTAATAAGCACATCAGTAATCATCGATCTTGCTGGCAAGTCCAGCGTTGTATCCAAAGGGGAACCGCCATCTGTAAGGGTAAGACTTTCTTTAACAAGCTGGCCATAAGTTACAGCGTAGGCAGTTGTATTCTCCATTTTAAAAATATCACCAGCAGCTTCTTTGACGTGAAGACGAGCGTCTGCGGCCTGCACTGCATCTCCAATTGCAATCCTACCACCAGTAGCGATAGAAAAACGAGACGATACGTCACCACCATCGTCAGTTGCAATCTGAAAAGTACGAAGCCCTTGCTGTTCAGAATTCTTTGAAAGAATAAACGGTTGATTGGTATAAGAACCTACGTAACTTAAATCGGCGGTCCCTTCAATGCCCATCAAGAACTGATAGGCACCGGCTGTTGAGGTTTCCTGTGACATATAAATACTAGGGTTTTGATCTTCTCCTCCTGTGTTGTCGGTATCTGCGACCAATCCGATTGTAACGTCTTGCTTACCTTGTACAATCAAGCTGGTGTCGCCTGAACTAGCAGCGATTTTAACGTCGCCATCAACATGCAATTCACATTCGGGAGAACCTACGCCATTGATTCCTACTCTACCTGTAGATGCATCACATATTAGAAGCGGATTTCCTTCGTTGGAGCCGTTGCCCTTAACAATAAAGTCAACATTGTTGCCTCCGTCATTAATGGTAACATCGTGAGGAGCAGAACCTTTTTC